CTGGGCCCGCCACCCGGCGGGGGCGGTGGCGACGTCGCGGCGGGCGGCGACCCCGGCGGCGGCGGCGCGGCGGGCGGCGGCGGTGACGGTGTGCGACATGAGGTAACCTCCGGTGACGGCCCCCCGGGCGGGGGGCGGGTCCGGCGGGGGTGACCCCCCCGCCGTTGTGATTCCATCTTACCACACCCGCAACCCCCCGCGCAACCCCCCCGCCCGGTGTGACGCGCGTCACACCGGGCGGGGAGCGAGCTAGTCGCCGAACGCGACCAGGCGCAGCCGGGCGGCAGCGTCACGAACGCCCAGACCCGCCAACCGCGCCCAGCGCGCGGTTGCGTCAGCGGCCAGCGCGCGGTCGGTCGCGTCAGCAGCCTTCCTGACCGCTGCCAGCGCAGACCACGCCGCGTCACGCTCGTCGGTTCCCGCCAGGAACAGCCGCAGCTCCCGGTCGGCAGCGGTGCGCAGGTACCGCAGGGCGGCGGGGGTGCGGGTCGCCAGCCAGCGACCCTCGGCCGCCGCCCGCTTGCGGCTGGCCTCGGCGAGCAGCGCGACGCGGCGGCGGGCGTGGGGGGTGTCGGTCAGGGGGGCGGTGTTCACGGCGGTCTCTTTTCTGGTGGGGGGTAGCCCCCTGGGCGGTTCCCGGGGGGCGGGGGTCCGGGCGGCGGGGTCACCCCGCCGCCCGGGGGCGGTCAGCTCCGGAACGCCGCGTCACGGTCGTGGCACGCGCCGTTCTTGGCCTGCACCGCCGCGACGCGGTCGGCGACCTTGCGACCGAACGGGAACCAGGACGCGGCCTGCAGGGCGCTAACCCAGGTGGCCGTCTGCTCGTCGTAGACCGGGGTTCCGGTGAGGGCGGCCTGCTGCAGCAGGCTCCCCAGCTTCGCGTCGTGACCGGGAGCGAACGTCCGGGCGGTGGTGGCCTCGCACCCGGTCCAGACCCCGTCCTCGGTCACGAACGCAGCGCAACGGCACGCGTGGTGGGTGGTTGCGGCCTTCTCGGGCCGAGCGGTGGTCGCGGCCTTGCGGGCCCGCTTGGGGGTGGCGACCTCGGCGGGGACCAGCACCCCGGCCAGGACGGCCGGGACCGGGGCGGTGGCGAACGCGGCGGCCAGGCTGTGGGCGGCGGTGGGGGTGGTGGCGGTGGTGTGGGCCAGGATGCGCATCTCGGGAACCTCCGGTGGTGGCCCCCCGGTGGGGGGGCGGTGGGGCGGGGGGCCAGCCCCCCGTCGTTGTGATACCATCATACCATAGGTTGCGCGGGAGGCACAACCTGCCCGCCGCCCCCCCGGGCGTCCCGTGCGTGTGACGCTCATCACATGACGCGGGGTAGCCGGGCATGACTACCAGTAACCGACCGACGAGGACGCGCGCGCCGTCACCGCGCGCAACACGTGGTAACTGCCCGTGACAAGCCCCCCGGGCCCCCCGGTTGCTACGCGCCGTTACGGTCCGCTACATCCGGTCACCATAACGGCGCGTGTCCCCCGGTAACGAAGCGCAACGGCAACACCGAGTGACAGCCAATGACGCTCCGTGTTTGCAAGATCTTTCGCAAATACGTTGCAACCCGTTGAAAGACAGATCACTTTTTCTTTATTCGTGTGGTTCCGGCATATTAAGCATAGTAACTGCACTTTTACCACACTTAGTGTGCTATCATCGGTGCATGAACGTCTGCGCTTGCTCCAGGTTCGGAACCGGCTGCACCCGTAGCAGCAAGGGACCCTTCACCACCGGCCACGGCGCCAAGATCCGGACCCTCGTGGTCCGCCACCTTCTGGACGGCGACCCTCTGCTTCTCGACGGCGAACCCGTCACCGACGTCTGGGCTGTCGTCCGTGAACTCGGTCTTGAGTCCTCCGTCAACTCCGCCCTTGACGTCCAGGCCGCCTCCCGTGCCCTCGCCGCCTACCGGGCCACCCGGGCCGAGTTTCGCACCATACCTCGCGAGCAGGGCCTGGCCCGGGCCCGTGACACCCGCCTCCGACGTGAGGCCGACCGCCGCCTGGCCCGTCTCCAGGCCGACGCCGCCCGCGAGCAGCTCATCCAGGCCGCCCGCTCCCAGACCGCCGAGTGGCTCGGCCCCAACCCCTGGGGCGTCGACGACGACGGCAACCCCCTTCCCCCCGCCTTCGCCTGAGCGCCGGACGGTCGCGGAGGCGGTCGCGCGGCGGCTCGGCGAGCCGCGCCCCGCTCGGACGGTCGCGACCGCCTCCGCGACCCCTCACCCGGCCTCGTCGGCCGTCTCCTCGGGCCTCAGCGACCACAGGTAGCTGGCCCGGTCCTGCGCCACCTCCGGGGCCAGCTCCCTAAGTGCCCTCAGCACCTGCTCCCGGCTCAGTCCGGTTCCCGCCTCCAGCTCCCTCCTGCTCATCTCCCCGTACCTCTCCAGCCGGTTCCGTACCGCCTCCTGGTTGTTCAGCCCCGCTGGCGCGGGCAGCACCGCCCGGTGGCCCACCGGCGCCGGTACCATCTCCGCGCCCAGCCTGGCCACCTCCCTCGCCGCTACTTCGTCACTCACGAACTGGGCCTTGTATTCCCTGCCGTCGGTGTGGTCGGGGCTCATCAGCAGGAACTTGCCGGGGGTGTCCAGCGTCCCCGGCCTGAACCTGGCCTCGCTGAACACGTACTGGGCGTGTTTGGCGTCGTTCATCCGGGTCGAGATCCTCACCGTCAGGTTCCCTCTCGCGTCCGTCGAGTTGCCGAACACCCTGTTCGACGGCTGCTGGGTCCCCAGTATCAGCTGTATCCCGTACGCCCGGGCCAGCGCCAGCAGCGACTCCACCTGCTCCGATATCGGCTTCGTTCCCTTGGGTACCCTGTTTCCCTGCCTGACCAGCTCGGCCAGCTCGTCCACCAGCACGAATATGGCCGGTCGGCCGTGCTTCTTCGGGTCCCACGCGGTGTCCCCGGCCTTCGAAAGTATCTCTCCCCTCTCGTGCATCTCCTGGGTCAGCCAGTCGAACAGCGCCCTGGCCTGCTCCACCGTCTGTCCCAGGTCGTGCAGCACCGGCTTCAGCAGGGTTAGCTCGGGCGCTCCGGGTTTCATGTCCACCCCGTACAGCACGGTGTCGGGCAGCGCGGCCAGCCTCAGCGCGATCAGTTTCATCAGGTTCGACTTGCCGAACCTGGAGCTTCCGGCTATCAGCGTGTGGTTGTAGCACAGCTCCACCGTCACCGTGTCTCCGTGGGCGTCCTTCCCCAGCGTCACGGGCTCCAGGAAGCTGCTGGCCTCGCTGACCTCGTACGGTATCGTCGCGGTCAGCGGGTCGCCTTCCTGGTACCTCACCACCAGCTGGTTGCTCAGTACCCCGCTCCGGGTCTCGAACTTCCCGGGCACGCCCATGGCCCCGGACACCTTGTCCCAGTTCTTCGCCACGGTGTCCCGGGGGTGTCCCGGGGGTGTCCCGATCACCGCCACCCAGCCGTCTCCCCCCGCCAGCTTCTCCACCGACACCGTCGGGAACTCTGTCTTGTACACCTCCCACAGCGCCGTCCTGACCGCCACCTCCTCGGGGTTGGACCCGGTCAGCCGGGGTTCGGCGGGGGCGGTGGCCGCCAGCCGGTTCTGCATCATCGCCAGCCTGGCCATCGCGACGTTCTGCTGGGCCAGCGCGGTGTCGGCGTGGATCTCTTCTATCCGGTTCCGGTGGTGGTCGTGGCGGGTCCGGTGGTTCAGCACCGCCGTGGCCGCCGTGCTCAGTCCCACCCCCACCAGCCAGGCGTACACCGTCACGCCGGACGGTCCGGCGCTCGACGTGACGGTGGCCTGGGTGGCTGCCAGCGCCAGGCCGGTGGCGGCCCAGCTCAGCGGTCCTGACCACTTCTTGGCGAACGAGCTTACGGCCAGTCCGCCGCTGGTCGCCGCTACCGCGAACTCGACCGCCGCCGCCGACCCGCCGTACTGCAGCCAGGTGGCCAGCGCCAGGCCGCTCACTCCGGTCGGTGGTCCCACCGACAGCGCTATGGTTCGGGTGTGCTTCTTCAGCCAGTTGGTGTTCATCGCTGCCGCCAAGCAGTAGGGCCCCGACCGGAGTCGGTCCGGCCGGGGCGGGGTCGTCAGACGTGGTTCTGCTGTTCTCGTCGGTAGGTCCGGATCACGCTGTTCGGCTTGGCGTCGGGGTTGACCCTGTGCACCGCCTCCACGATCCCTTCCTCCTTGACGCCTTCGTCCATCGCGTCCCTCACCAGCTGGGCCAGTGAGGGCAGTGGCCCCGGACGCTGTCCGACCGTGTCCTGGACACCTGTCCGGACACGGTCGGACGTGTCCGTCACGTCCTGTGACGTCCCGGCTGTCCAGGACAGTGTCCGGACGCTGTCCGGGCCGGTCAGAGCTTCGTTGTCCGTCACGTCCTGTGACTCTGTCCGGACATCGTCGGACGTGTCCGCCGTGTCCTGGACGTCTGTCCGGACGTGTCCGACGGTGTCCGCCTCCAGCGCCAGCAGTATCCGCTGTGTCCGGTTGTTGATTCCCGCCATCTGCCTGCGGGCTCCGAGCACCGCCGCCGTGGCGGACATGTCCGCCAGCTCGTCGGACACCCAGGCCTGCTGTTCGGGGGTCAGCTTCTGGGCGGTGTGGTGTATCCTCATCGCCCACAGTCCCTTCGACACCAGGGACACCGCCGCGCCGAACAGTCCGGCCAGCGGCTGGTGCTGAAGGCTGCTGTTGGTGAAGATCGCCGACATCGCGACCACCAGCGCGGCCCACCCCGCCGTCCGAGGTGCTCGCACCTTCTCGGGGTTGAAGCGGCTGAGCCACTCCAGCACCAGGCACACGATCCAGCTGACGTCGAAGATGGCGGCCACCAGGTAGGCGGCCCAGACTACCGACGCCAGGCTGAGCAGGTGGCCGATCGACACGGTCGACCACACGATCGACACCGCGCCCATCAGGGCCACCGCCGTGGTCACGGCGTTGAGCGCCACCCGGTCCCAGTCCTTGGGTGCCAAGGGCACCATCTTCTCTTCGGGCACCCGCACCGTACGGGTCTTGCCGCCGATCGTGTGAGTCACGACCCGCTCGGTGATCACCCTCCTCATCCTGGCCATGGTCAGTTCGTCTCCTTGCTGAAGTTGGGCTTGGCCGCGTAGGTGCCGAAGCCGGTGGGCTTCCAGATCCGGTCGTCCTCGTTCATCCACCTGGTCACGGTCCGCAGGTGCGGCACCGACCACTCGCCCACCAGCTTCGTCATCCGCCGGTGTACGTCGACGGGGCGCAGCCCGCGTGGTCCGGCGGTCCGCACCACTCCGAACATCACGTCTTTCATGGTCTGTCGGCCGGTCACCAGGTCCTCTATCAGCGAACTGGTGTAGTGGGGTGCTCTGGTCACGGTAAGACCCTCCTTGTCGGGCTTGTCTTCCATACAAGTATACCAGACTTGTTCCACCCGCGCAAGTTGTCCTGGTTGTGCTCTCCACTTCTCTTTTGGTATCCTGGTACCGGCTCAAGCACCGTTTCTTGTCGGGCTCGTTGCTTCCGCCGCCGCCAAATACGCGCGGACCCCCCACCAGCTGGCTGTTTCCCTGGACAGCGTCAGTCTGGTGGGGGGTCCGCGTGTTGGTGTCGGTCAGCCGGTCAGCCGGTCATCCGCTTCAGCCAGCTGGTCTTCTCGTACCGGTTGGCCTCGCCCTCGGTGAGGTTGGCCATCTGGCCCAGCCGCTCCGCCTGGTCGGCGTCGCCCACCGCCGCCTCGATGGCCTGGGCCGCGCGGTGCTTCTTGGCCTCCCCCCGGATCACGGCAGCCGCCGCGTCCAGCCGGTCGGGGTCCTTGCTCTCCAGCGACCCCTGGAACGCGGTGCCCCGCGACCCCCGGCCGTTGCGCAGGATGTCCCTCATGCCCATCTTACTTCTCCTTCTCGTTGCCGCCGCACTTCTTCAGGAACTCGTTGGCGCCCACCCTTGTCTGGTGGACCTCGTTCGCCGCCTGCCGGGACGCGAGCCTGGCCAGCGCGGCCAGGATCCGTATCACCGACACCTCTGTTCTGTCGTCCTGCGACACCGCCCTTCTCCCTTCCGTTCGGCCCCGGCCGGACCCTCCGGCCGGGGCGGGGCCGTCACTTCTTGTTGCTGTCCAGCATCGGCGCGTCCGCGTAGACCTTCAGCGGCTGGGAGCTGTAGATCCACGGCATCACCGTCTCCACCAGCGTACCGGTGGTGGTGAAGAAGAACACGCCCTGCTGGCCACCCTCCTCCGGCCCGTACGAGCCGTCGTCACCGATCGAGTCGGTGGCGGTGCAGCTTCCGCCGTACTGGTCGGAGCAGTTGTGGACCGCCTGGGTGGCGGTCATCTGGGACCCGGTCGAGCTGACCTTGCCGCTGATGACGTAGTACCCGATCACCTTGTCGGTATTGGGCGCCAGCAGGTAGACGTACCCGGTCGACCCCTTCGAGTTGAAGTAGGTCAGCCGCCTGGCCAGGTTCTTGATCTCCAGCGGGTCGGTCGGGTCCTGGTTGCGGTACGGGTACCGCACCGCCCGGTTCGCCCACGACGCGATGGCGTTGTTGTCGTTGTTGCCCAGGTTCTGGGCCGACACCCCGCCCTTGGGGCCGCTGTCGTCGCCGCCGATGTCGCACGCGCTGGCCCCGGCCCCCACGACCAGCGCCAGGACGGCCACCGCGCCCGCTTTCTTCACGTTCTTCCGCATCGTTCTGCCTTCCGTTCGCCGGGGCGCCACCGGCGCCCCGGGTCTCGATGATCAGTGGTGGTAGTGGTAGTGGTAGACGTGGACCGTGGTGTTCCTGCGGGCGCGAACTCGGGGCGCCACCGGCGCCGGGTGGTAGTAGTGGTGGTGGACCACCGTGGTCGCGGGCTGGTGGTAGTGACCTCCACCGTTACCGCCGCACGCGGCCGTCGTGGCCGCCAGCGGCAGCGCGATCAGCGCCACCTTGACCGCCTGGGTCTTCGTCATGGGGTCGGGGTCTCCGTCCGGTCGCAGCGGTGACTGGCCGCCGGTCGGCAGCCGTCGGTGTCGGGGGTGCGGTGGGCCGACATCCCCAGTATCACCAGGACGCACGCCAGGATCAGCGTGATGATCGTCCTGTCGGCCTGAGCCTTGGTGACCGGCGGCTTGGCGGCCTTTTTCCTCATCGTGGGCACCCCCTGGGGTTGTGTGTTGTACCCATCATACCACCCCCGTTTCCCCCGCAGCAAGTGCTACCGCTGACCCGCCTTCGGGTTCGCCCCTTTCATGCCGGTGTCCTGCTCTTCCCACCTGGTCCACCCGACCAGGTACCCGCACCCCGCGTTGGCCCCACACGGGTACCTGGCCGCAGGGTTGAGGGGTCGGTTTCGCCCCCGCACCCGGTGGCCGCATTCCAGGGTGATGACCACCGGCGTCGAAAAAGGTCGGCTGCCCACAGGTTCCTTCTCCTCTCCTGATACACGCGGGGCCCCCGGATCCGACTCATCGGATCCGGGGGCCCCGGGCGGGGTTCTACCGGGACGCGGTGGCCTGAGGCTCGCACATGTCCCCGTCGGCCACCTGGCTCGGCAGCCCCTCGGGGAGCCACTTGGCCCCCAGCACGTTCTGCGTGTCACCGTTGTACCGGGCGACGTCCTGCTGACAGTTGTTCTGAGCCCCCTCCAGGTCGATCCGGTCCTGCTCCGACCTGGAGCTGTCGTACGACGTCTTCAGGACGCCGATCTGGCGCTTGTCCGCCTGCAGCTGGTTGTACTCGGCCCAATACTGGGCCTGCCAGTGCTCCCGGTTCTTGGCGTCGTTGACGTCCTTGTGGACGTTTCCGGCCCCCACCACCGGCGACAGCAGCACCGACGCGCCCCAGATCACCAGCCCGATCACCCCTCCCAGCGCCATCAGGCCCAGCACGATGGCCAGGGCGCCGAGCCCGTCCTTGGTGTCGTCCTTCACGTGTGCTCCTAATCGTTCCGGGCCCCCTGTCGGGCTTGCTACCAGCCAATCATGGCTATTTCCTGGGCCGCAAGTGGCCTGTTATACTGGTGTCTTACGCCGCCAGGAGCCGCCTGGCCCGGCCAGAAAGGAGCCCGACGTGGCTTCAGCGATGTCAGAGCGCCGGTTCGACACCTTTCTGGAGCGTGGTAACCGCGTCTTCGTGATCCTGGAGACCCCCGAGGGGCCCTCGGACCGCTACCAGGCGTGGGCGGACGCTCGCGCACAGTTCCGACCGGTGGTCTTCGTATCCCTGAAGGGTCGCCAGACGTCTCTCGGGCGCCTCTTCAACCCCCGCGTGTTCGAGCACCGGGTCTTCGACCACTACCAGACCGCTCTCTCGGCCCCTCTGGACTTCTCCGGGTGGGTCAAGGACTTTCGTAAGAACCCCCAGGCGTTCATCGACCCCTCCCCCCGGTACGTCAGGGACTCTCTCAACACCTACAGGGACCTACTGACGCGGGCCACCGGCCGCTACGTGTGATCAGCGGGGTCACCAACCAGTTGCGCTGTAGACAAATGATCTGCTAGACTGGTCCTACCGCTCAATCAAGCCGCTCCGCCACCCTGGCGGGGCCTTCTCCGAGGAGTTCGGACATGACCGACAGCGCCCCCGAGACCGCTGAGACCACCGTCGAGGCTCCGAAGGCCTCCAACGACCCCCGCCCGTGCGAGTGCAGCTTCTTCGAGGTTCTCGTCAACTTCCGCGACAACCCCGAGGAGGGCGGAGAGCCGCTCTACGACGACGTCGTCACCACCGGCTGCACCTCCACCACCCGCAAGATGTTCGCCCCGGGTCACGACGCCAAGCTGAAGTCCCTGCTGATCAAGTACGGAGCCCTCGACGAGGAGATCTACCGCCTGGAGGGCTCGGTCCGGGTCTCGGCGAGCGCCGATAACTGGGCGACCAGGTACGGGTTCACCGACCAGGTCTGCTCGGGAATCGACAAGGCCGTGGCCCGCCGCCGGGCCGCCGCCGACCGGCTGCGCAAGCGCGAGGAGAAGCGCCAGGCCGCCGTCGACGCCAAGGCCGCTCTCAAGAAGGAGCGGCAGACCCTCGCCAAGCTCGTCCTCACCGACGACAGCGGCTCCCCGCTGGTCGTGGCCCAGGTCGACGGCTCCCGGTACCTGGGCCACGTCTCCGACAGCCCCGAGTTCGGTCAGCGCTTCACCTACACCGACGCCGACGGCGTCTCCCAGACCGTCGCCGACTTCACCGTCGTCACCGGTGACGAGCAGCAGTAGTCCCTCCACCGCAGGTCGAGCCCCCGTTTCTCACGAAGCGGGGGCTCGACCTGTAGAAAGGTCGCGTCAAGTGAAGGACAACACTCACTTCGGTGAGATCGCCGTAGGAGCTTCGGTACCTCCCCCGTCCAAGGTCACCAAGGACGAGGCCAACGCCGCTGGCAAGGTGGCCGAGACCTACGTCATCCGCCACCCCGCCAACGTGGACGTGCCCCGCGAGGACCTGCGTGACCAGCTCCGGTACCTGCTGATGGCGCTGGGCCTGAAGGACGACCCGGACGCCCTGGTCATCGACATCGTCACCCGCAGCCGGTCGCGCCGGGGGTAGTTGCCGCCCCAGAAAGCCCCGTGCTACAGTAGTATCATAACCACCCGCCGCTCCACAGGAGGCCAGCACCCGTGATGAAACTGTTCCGTTCCGGCTCCGGCCACCGCCGCCGCCGGTCCGTCTCCGAGCTGCTCGACCGCATAGAGGTGCTCGAACTGGAGTTGGAGTTCGTCCGCTCGCTGGCCACCGGTAGGCGTGACCTCGCGCACCAGCTGGCGGAGCAGCGGGTCGTGTTCGAGGCCCGGCTGGCCGACTCCCGCGCCACCATCGACGCTCTGCGGTCGGAGCTGGAGCGGCTGACCACGCCGTGGCCCGCGTTCGACCCCTCGGCCGACACCGCCGAGTTCATTCGGCCGTACACGGCGGACCTGCCCGTCACCAACCAGGTGCGCCACCACGACTCCGCCGTGACCTCCCGTGCGCTCAAGCCGGGGTCGGCCACCGGCCTCCCCGTCACCGATCCCGCCGCGCGCATCCGGATCCAGACCCCCCGCCAGCACCCGTAGACCACAGGAGAAACTCGCTATGACCCGTGAAGAGGAAGTGTACGCCGCCACCATCGGGCTGTTCGGCTCCGACACCGACCCGCTGCCCCCCGGCATCCAGGAGGACGTCGACGCCGAGCGGGCTCTGGCCCTGGCCGCCCGCCACAGCGCGGTGATGACGTTCACCGCCCGCCTCATCGTCCGCATCGACCCCCAGGTGTGGGAGGCCGCCGGGTACGACCCCATCGGCGAAGCCTCCCCCGAGGAGGCCGTGGCCATGGTCGGGGCGTGGCTCTCCACCAGCCAGTACCTCGGGTCCGACGAGGTCCCCACCGTGGCCAGCGGCGTGGCCCGTCTCGACGGTTCGTACCAGATCTGACCCCCGCCGTGGTTTCCCGCCCGGCTAGTTGCCGGGCGGGAAACGCCCCTGCTATACTGGTGCTACAACAGCCGGTACCGGCAAGAAAGGAACTCAGACCCTGATGACAGCCCCTTCCGCCCGCAACAGGAAGAAGAGCGGCCCGAGGCTCGCCCACATCGAGGTGGACGGCCAGCAGGTCCGGCCGCGCGACGCCATGTGGGTCGTCTACGACCCCGACAAGAACCCCGTCGACATGTTCCCGTCCGACACCGTGACGCGGGACAACGTGGCCCGCGCCGCCCGCGCCTACTGGATGGGCGACACCGAGGCCATCCTGGCGCTGAACCAGGGCTACCACCTGGAGCTGATGACCAAGGCGGCGTTCGTCACCAACGTGTCCCACCGGCTCGCCCAGCACCTCTCCACCGACCACTGACCAGCCGCGAACCGCGCAGCTGCTTCTAGTAGAAAGAAGCCAACATCATGGGCATCAACAGCCCCGCCCCCGCCGAGCTTGGTCCCTGGCTGTCCAAGTACCCGTTGCCCGCCGAACCGGGGCCCCTGTTCGTCACCCGGGACATGGCCAGCGACTGGTCCGACTACCGGACCCGGCCGGGCACCGACCACCAGCGCAAGCTCTCGCGGGTCAAGGTTGGCTCCTACATCGAGGAGATGGTGGCGGGCCGCTGGTGGCTCAACCCGCAGGGTCTGATCTTCGACACCGACGGCTGGCTGTTCAACGGCCAGCACCGCATGGCCGCCCTACGCAACGTGCCCGCCGGAGTCCTCAACAACGACGGCCTGGACTTCTGGGTGTTCCCCTGTGAGTCGCGGGGGCTGTTCGACAAGGTCGACACCGGCTACGCTCGTCAGGCCCGCCAGCTGTACGCGGGCAACCACAGCGACACCGTCACCGCCGCCGTCCGGTACCTGGTCCCCGGCAGGGTCGGCCTGTACGCCCGCACCATGAGCCCCGCCGCCGTGCTGGCGGAGGTGGCCAAGTGGCCGGAGCTGGACACCCACGCCAGGGCGGCGGTGACCGCGCGCAACCGGGCCCGTATCCCCAAGGCGGCCCACCTGGCCGTGCTGGCGCAGGCCGAGCGCAGCTCTTTCCGGCTCATGATCGGTGAATGGCTGGAGGGCCTCATCACCGGATCCAACCTGGTTTCCGGGGACCCGCGACTGCACCTGCGCAACCACTTCCTGGGCCATCCCGGGCGGGCCAACATGGATACCGCGTACCCGCTGGTGGCCAAGGCGTGGTCCATGTACGTCGCGGGTGACCGCAGGCAGGTGTTCCGCTGGGGCGTCAACGAGCCGATCCCGACCGTCCCCGGACTCACCCTCAACAACTGACCCCCCCCCGTCGCGCCCCCGGCTCCAACTGGAGCCGGGGGCGCGCCTGTATGTGCGGCCGACGGCCACTGCGCGGCGCTGCGTTACCCCTCGCGGCAATGCGTTATGGGGGGCTGTATTATTATACCCCCACGGTTGCCGTTCTGGAACACCCCCGGTGTTCCACGCCAACCGTGGGGGTGTTCCAGGGGTGTTCCAGTAACGACTAGTTAGTGTTCCACTACGACGAGCAAAGGGTAATTAGATTACTACGAGCTACCAGCACACACCACAGCGTTACTGGAACACCCTACGGTTGGCCTGGAACACCCCCTGGAACACCCCTAGTGTTCCATAAGCGTGGCCGGTCAGAGGCTATGGAACACTGGAACACCCACATATATATCTTGTCTCGTACGTACGGGAGCGTGTGCGCGCGTACGTACGCGAGCGTGCGCATCCGAGGCTCAGGGCCCTAGGGGGTGTTCCAGTGTTCCTTGTGCGTGCAAGCATCTTGGCGGGGGTAACTGAGGCATTGTCTCGTGACCCCTCCGGGCACCGGTTGCCGCCCCGGAAATACCCGTGGTAGGGTGGTACCACCGCCCGGCACCCCGCCGGGCCACGCCGACACCGGAGGCACCCATGGCCCAACAGATCTGCATCGTCATCCTCGCCGAGGTCCCCGACGGCGCCACCGCCGGTACCGACTACGGCGACCAGCCACTCACCCCCGAGTTCATCCAGGAGTACCTGACCGGCGCCTACGTCGGCGAAGGCGCGGTGCCCCTGGCCGGAGGTACCGTCGTGCTGAGCGTGACCGCCACCCCCCTGGCCTCCTGATCCCCGGCGGCCCGCCCCCGGTGCCCGCCGGGGGCGGGCCGCTGGCCCCCGTGGCCCCGTCCCGGCCTCCCGTGGCCCCTCCCGCCGCCTGGGAGCCCGGCCCCGGGCCCCAGGCCCCCCGGCCCTCTCCGCGCTTGCGGGAGGGCCCGTCCCGGCCCTCGCCCTCTCCGCCACCCCGATAAGGAGCCCCCGATGAGGCGCGTGAACATCAGCTTCTCCGCCCAGGTCGGTGACACGGTGCACCGCACCGACCACCACGGCCACCAGGTCACCAACGAGTTCCTGGCCAGCCAGCTGGCCGACGCCAGCGACCGACTGGTCCCCGGCGTCGACGTGCTGATCGACGCCCCCACCGTCCAGGTCGCCGACGGTGACCGCCGGTCGCCCAGCCAGCTGCTCGCCGACCTGATCGCCCACACCTCGTCCGAGTACCTGGACGCCACGTTCGGCGATCTCGGTCCGGCCGAGATCGCCGACCTGCTGCTGGCCCGGCGCGACGACGCCCGCCCCGACCCCGACGCGCCCGAGTTCTTCCGGCCCGGGGTCACCTACGCCGACTACGACCCGTTCCGGGCCCCGGAGTCCTCCACCTGGTTCAGCTGCGTGGCGGTGGCCCGGCACCCCACCAAGGGAGCGATGCGGGCGTTCGGCTTCGCCCGTAGCGGAAGGCGCCAGCCCTGGCGGTCGGTGGCGTTTTCCTCCGCCCAGTGGGGGGACGGCTGGCAGCCGGTCGGCTGACCGCCCCTTGCCGCCGGGGAAAGTCCCGTGGTAGGGTGCTGGTACGCAGCGCTCCCGGCCCGGGTGCCCCGTCCCGGCCTCCCGTGGCCCCTCCCGCAACCGCAGGAGGGGCCACGGGGCCCCAGGCCCGGCCCGGCTCCCCCGGGCCGCGAGAGACCCCCCTCCGGGCCTCGCGGCCTCCGATCACCCGACAGGAGTCCAGTCCGATGACCCACTATTTCAAGGCCGTCCGTCCCGACGGGTTCGACTTCCACAGCGGCACCGTCGACTACGGCAGCGCGCTGGGTACCGACCGCGTGGTCGTCCACCCCCACCCTGGCGTCCGGATCCGGCCTCACACCCCCCACACCTACCTCAGCGTCTCTACCGACCCGGCCTGGACCCTGGTCGTCAGCAATGACCACACGGCCTACTGGCCCGCTCGCCTGCTGCGGGTCGAGCCGGTCGACGAGCCGGTGGACGTCCGCACCGGCACCTTCCCGTGCAAGTGGGCCGTCCGGGCCCTGCGGGTGGTCCAGGAGCTTCCCGCCCATCAGGCCCTCGGCCCCATGGGCGAGGCCGCTGTCCGGCCCCTGGAGCGGCTCAGGCGCCTTACCGCCGAAGAGTCGGCCCTGATGACCCGACCCTCTCTGGACCAGGATATCGCTCGCGGGCACGCCCGCGAGCTGGCCCGTGACTCGGGCCGTGTGCTGCCCTTCCGGACGCTGTCCACCGCTGTCGGCCGGACGTTCCACGAACTCTGCGCCGACGACGTGGTCACCCTGAGCGCCGCCAACCAGGCGTCGCTGGCCGTGATGGCCGAACTGGTGGGCGACCTGCTGCCCTACAGGTACTACGAACTGATGACCTACGTGTGGCGCTTCCTGCCGGACCACGGCCTGTCCAAGTAACACCGATCCGGCTCCGGGCCGCCGTCCGGCGGCCCGGAGCCCCGTTCCTACAGGGAGGCGGCCACCGTGGCCGATTTCGAGCACTTCGCCATCCGGCACAGCGACGGCCGGTTCTTCTACCACATCACCCTCAACAGCGCCCGGCTCTACGAGAACGTCACCGTCTGCGCCGACGACCAGCTGCTGACCCGTCTCGGCGCCTTCAGTAACTGGTGGGTGTCCGACCACGAGGCCGAGGTCATCACCGTCACCTACCACTTCGGGCCCGAGATCGTCGGGTGGAGACTGAAGGACCCCGCCGACGCCAGCGCCAAGTTCCCCCCGGAGCTGACCCCCGACCAGCACGACAACCTGGAGGAGACCTACGGCAGCCAGGCGGCCTACCGCCTGTACGAGTCGGTCACCGCCCTGCGTGAGCCCCTGTCGGAGAACGTTCCCGGCCCGTGGCGGGTGCTGGACGGTGAGGTTCCGGACGAGACCCGGCCCGGTCGGGCGTGGGTCGCCAGCCTGCCCCAGGTGCTGATCAGCCACCCCCAGTACCACCGGTACTTCCCCGGCCACATCCCGGGTCTGTACGCCGAGGTCCAGGACCGGATCAAGCGGATGCGCCACGTGGCGTACGTTCTCGGCCCCACCGACCGTGACCCCTTCCAGGGTATGAAGGTGGTGGTGGAGGTTCCCTTCGAGACCCCCCATACCGAGGTTCGGCACGAGTACGACGCCCAGGGCCGCAGGCTGAAGAGGACCCATCAGGCGCCCAAGCTGGCCCGACGGGAGCTGATTCTGCCGGTTCCGCACCGCGTTCGGGGCGACAACTACGCCGAGGCGCTGGCCGAGTACGACTCGCAGCTGGCCTTCTGGCTGTCGGTGGCGGAGTCCGCCGGAGTGAAGGCGTGTGACGCCTGCGACGGCACCGGTCACGTCCCCAACGGTTCCGAGCAGTACGAGGTACCCCGCCCCTGACCGCCCCGGGCCCGGCCGCACGGCCGGGCCCACACCCCGACGAGGAGCCACAGTGATGCCCGTCCCCGACGACATCGTCAGCGAGATCTACGAACACAGCAACGACCCCCGCTTCTCCGCCCGGCCCGTGTACATCGACCGCGCCGAGACGGAGGCGACCCGATGAGCCGCCCCCTGTTGTTGATAGACGTGGACGGACCGCTGAACCCGTTCGCCGCCAAGCCCACCCGGAGGCCCGAAGGCTACCGGACCTACCGACTGCTTCCCGCTTCGTGGGAGCGCGCCGAGCGGGAGCGGCTGGCCGCCTCGGGCCGTCCGGGCAAGCGGCCCGTACCCCTGCGGGTGTGGCTCAACCCCGACCACGGTCCCCGGCTGCTGGAACTTCCCTTCGATCTGGTGTGGTGTACCACCTGGGGCGACGATGCCAACGAGTGGATCGCCCCCCGGGTGGGGCTGCCGACGCTGCCGGTGGCCCCGCTTCCGGGCAGCCGGTTCCGTACCGACAACGTCTTCTGGAAGACTCCGGCGGTCGTCGACTGGGCGGCGGGCCGACCCTTCGCGTGGGTCGACGATGACGTCACCGACGCCGACCGCGAGTACGTGGCCCGTAACCACCCCGGTCCGGCGCTGCTGATCACGGTCAGCCCCTTCGTAGGTCTGGCCGACGACGACTTCGAGGCGCTGGCCGCGTGGGCGGACCGGCTGTGACCGATCACCTGGAGGTGCTGACCGAGGCCGCCCGGGCGGCGGCTCGCCGCCGCCTGGTCGAGCTTACGGCGGACTTCGTCGCGCCCCCGCTGGCCGACGCGCTGGCCGACGCGGTCCTGGAGGAGGTCCTGCCTCTCTCCGAAGGGCTGCGCCTGTATTCCTCGGACCAGCCGGGTACCGGCAGCGTACCGTGGAAGGTGTACAACGCTCTGCACAAGCGGGCGCTTCGTTCCGGTCACAGCCGGGCCGAGGCGCTTCGCCGGGCGGCCGACCTTGCCGACCCGGAAGAGCCGGTGGTGTCCTGGTTCGGTGTCTACGGCCCCCAGGTGGCCGCCTGGCTGAACGGCCTGGCCGACCAGGAGGAGAAGAGGTCGGCGGGATGACCTTTGCCCTGAGCGACGGTGACACCTGGACCCGCTGCGTGATCTGCGCCCGGCGGCCCCCGATCGGTATACAGGAGGAACTGCTGTGATAACCCTGGCCGAGCTGCTTCGGCTGATCGACCGCGTGGAGGCGGGCACCATAGCCGCGTCCGAGATCCGAGAGCTTCGGGCGGGAGTGCGTGCCCTGGCCTATCAGGCCTCTCTGGCCCGCAAGCTGACGCCGCTGTCGGTATCCTGCGGATACTGCGGAGCCGAGGTAGGCCAGGACTGCCGTTCGGTTACCGGCTCCGACCGGCCGGTCGGGCTTCACACCGCCCGGGTGGCCCGGGTCGACGGGGGAGCGTGACCTGCCTTGACCAAACGGGACAGCCGATGAGCGTTATTCGCCGAGCTTTTGTGTTCTGTGACGCGTGTGACGCCACGCTAGATTACAGCACGGTACCGGAAGCGGTTACCATCAGCGACGCTCGCAGACAAGCGCGCCAGTGGGGCTGGTTGGTACACCGCAATGGTGAACTGTGTCCCGCCTGCCGGTCACAGCCCAACGCCCCCGAAGGGAACGACCAGTGACTGCCCGGAGGAACACCGTGCACGCCTACGCCCGAGGCTTCCGCCTCGTTACCCCCGACGGTGACTTCTACGACGGCGCCCAGTACCCGTCCGGCCGCGTCGTCCTCGACCACCCCGAGCGGGGTCTGGTCGCCGCCGCCGTCTCCGTCGACGCCCTGCTGGAGCGGGCTGGCCTGACCGGCTCCAGCGTCTACTGGGCGCCCGCCGCAGCCTCAGCCGCCAGTACACCGAAGGAGTCCAGTCGGTGACCGACAACGACCCACTGCCCACGACCCACCGGGTCGCCCTGACCGTCACGGTCGAATTCAAGGGCGACTACTACAGCCCCGACGAGATGGCCGATGTGGCCACGGGCTGGATCGACGCCGGTCTGGAGGACCGCGACGACGTCGTCGGCTGGATCATCACCAGCCCCGCCGAGCCCACCGAGGAGAGTCTGACATGAACGACGTGGTCGACGACCTGCGGCGGCACATCGCCGCCATCGTACTGGACGACAAGGGGCGTCTGCGGCCCCGTCACATCGCCGAACCCGGCGCTCTTCTGGACGCCGCCATCGAGGCCGCTCTGACCGCGATGCGGCCCGAGCTGGATCTGTCCGCCGCCCGGCAGCGCGTCATACTGTGTATGGCTCGCGAACAGTTTCTCGTCGAGGCTGAGCGGGACCGGCTCGGCGCTGCCGTCCAGCGCGTCCGCGAGCACGCCCAGGGCTGCCACGACCCGGCGCCTGCTCACGACATCGAGCTGCGTGGGTACCGTAAGGCCCTCACCGACGTTCTTGGGCTGCTGGAGGCGGAAGGGGCCCCGGTCGTTCCTACGCCGCGTCGTCGGAACGACCGGGGCCCGGCGCCCACCGAATGTGACGAACCTCACACCACGACGGAGGAAGAAGTGACCTGCGACGACCGGTTCAACCTGCGCAACTCTCCGGTAACCCTGCTGGACGCCGTCATCAAGGCGGCGCTGGCCGAGCTGGGGTACCCTAGGCCGGAGGGCGAGGCCACGGCTATCGGCCCTGACACCGTGATCAGTTCCGACGGGGCGGTGATCAGCCACCGGGGGGAGAACTACTACCGGATCACCGAGGGGTCCTCGGCGGCGGAGGACGTGGTGGTCTCCGCTCTGGTCAACGTCCCCACCTGGACCCGGGAGACGGCCAGGGCGTTCATCGGGGTGATCCGGGCCAAGGAGGCCAGGGACCTGGTGGCGCAGCTGCGCGCGGACAACCGGTGCGCGGACGCGCGGACCGTCGACGGCCAGACGGCCCGGTGCACCAAGACCGCCGGTGGCCACGTCTGGCACGCCAACGGACACCGGCGGTGGCGGACCGTCACGGCGTAACCGGAATTGCCGACCTCCCTCACCGGACGTAAACTGTCGGTGAGGGAGGTCAAATCATGCCACGTAAGATGCCCCCTGAGGGGGCCACCGCCACGGTTCAGACCGCTATCAGCGCCCAGACCGCCGACCGTAGGGCCCAGGCGGTACAGATGCGAGTCGACGGGTACAGTCTGGAGGCCATCACCCTGGCCCTGGAGTACCCGAACGTCCGGGCGGCCAGCCTGGACATCAACAGGGCGCTGGAACAGTCCATCGTCGCCCAGGATCACGCGGTGGACATCTACCGTGAGATCGAGCTGCGCAGGCTGGACCAGATGCTGCTGGCTCTGAACCCGGGTATCCAGCGGGGAGTGCCCCGGGCGGTGGAGATCGCCATCAAGCTGTGTGAGCGCCGGGCCAAGCTACTGGGTCTGGACGCCACCACCAAGCTTGAGATCACCACCATGGACCAGATCGACAGCCAGATCGCCGCGCTTACCGAGGAACTGGCCCGGCAGGGGCTGGACCTGGAGGAGCTGACCGGCTGATGGCCGGGCGCCCCCGACAACCTGTCGGGGGCGCTATTGCGCCAGCGGCATGTGGCGTGGTATACTTGTCCCTGTAAGCAGCAAGCAGGGACAAGCTGGAGCACCAGACTGATGTCGACTCGACTCAACCAGATCATTGCCGCCGAGAGCGGCGTCAAGAGCCGCACCGAGAAGGAACTGACCGCCGCTCACCACCAGCTTCAGAAGTCCGCGCTGACCTCTGGTCTGAGCCGGACCTACCGACCGAAGTTCGAGGACGGGGACGTCTACCCGCCCGAGTCGGTCAAGGTCCAGGTCCGAGTCGACGACGTCATCCGGAAGGTGGCCGACAGTCTGGTCAACCTGTTCGACGTCACCTACACCAAGGAGACCGCCAACCAGTCGGCCGTGGCCGACGTGGTGGTAGGCGGGGCGGTGCTGGCCCACGCGGTGCCGGTCACCTACCTGCTGTTCCTGGAGAAGCAGCTGGTGAACATCGCCACCTTCCTGGCGAAGCTCCCCACTCTCGACCCGGCCGAGAGCTGGCGGTTCGACGACCAGCTCAACCTGTGGAAGACCGAGCCGATCGAGACCAACAAGACCAAGAAGGTCTTCCGCAACCACGTCAAGGCCGAGGCCACCGACCGCCACCCGGCGCAGGTCGAGGTCTACTCTGAGGACCAGACGGTGGGGTACTGGACCCTCACCAAGTTCTCCGGAGCGGTTCCGGCCGCCCGGGTCGATCAGCTGCTGAACCGGGTTCACCTTCTCCAGGACGCCGTCAAGCACGCGCGCGAGGAGGCCAACTCCGTCCAGGTCACGCAGCAGCACATCGGTCAGGCCGTTCTGGGCTGGCTGCTGTTCAGCTGACACGAGCCTCGCTCACTCAGGTCGGAGGGTGGTGTTCGTACCCGTGACGAACGCCGCTCCCCCGGTTTGAGCGACCGGGTAAGAGTCTCAGACTGAAGCTACAGACTCACGCCGACATCGTTACAGTGCAGGTGCGAGACCTGCCCCGGGCACCAATCGAGCCCGGGTAGCCCAAAGCAGAGGCAGCGACCAGGCAAAAAGACTAAGGCTATCGCTCTAGACTCAGCAGTACGCCCCCATCGAGATCGACCAGACATTGGCTGTTGCAATAAGTTGCGGGTTCGACTCCCGCCCCGACCTCGGCTCTTAACTGAGCAGAACCATCCTCGGTCGGGTACGCTTAATGGTATAGCGGTATTGCGTGAGGCGTGACCGGTGTCTTTAAATGTGCTTGATCGGGTGGTAGACCTCTAAACGACGATTATCGTTTTAAAAGCCCGGCGGGGAATGGATATGGTCCCCGTCGGGCGCCACGACCTCTAGCTCAAGCAGGTAGAGCGTCACCCTGATAAGGTGAAGGTACCAGGTTCAACTCCTGGGGGGTCGACCGGGACGTGGTCCAGCGGCTAGGACACCCGCTTTGGGAGCGGGTTGTCGGGGGTTCGAGTCCCCCCGTCCCGATTCAGGCCGCCGTGGTGGAACTTGGCAGACACGCTAGTCTTAGGAACTAGTGCTTAGGCGTGGGGGTTCGAATCCCCCCGGCGGCACCACAGTAGCTGTCAGGACGACAGCACGGTTTAATGGAGTCACTAGCTTCGTCTACCAAGGAGTGGCCCCATGTTCCACGGCATCAAGGACGCGCTGCAGCGCGTGGCGGGACTGGCCGAGCACGACGCCGAGCTGGTGGCCAAGGCGGTCCACGACGACCTGGTCCCGCTGCTCAACCAGCTACGGGCCGACCTGGTCCGGGACCTGGCCGGAGTGCTGGCCAACAGTGTCGACAAGGCCAGCTAACCAGTGGCGATCGATGTCATCATCCAGTCGGGCGGGACCTCGGGCCCGCCCGGCTCCGGGTGGATAAGTGGGGCCGGGGCTCCCGTGGACCACGTCACCGGCCTGGACGGGTACTTCTACCTCGACACTACCACCCCGGGGGTGTACTACGGGCCACGGGTGTCGGGCGTGTGGGGGACCACACACTCCTTCGGGGTACCAGTGGGCCGGATAGCTGCTGCCAGCCCCACGGTGTCCAACGACCACACTCAGGGGTTCACGCCGGGGTCCCAGTGGACCAACACCGTAACCAACGTCAACTACATCTGTTCCAACGCGGCCACGGGGGCTGCGGTGTGGACCCCGGTACTGCCGGTAGGAACGGCTTCCGGGACGATAGCGGCCGGTAACGACAGCCGGATAGTCAACGCCATACAGACCGGCGCCACCGCCGGGGGAGATTTGTCGGGAACGCTGCCCAGCCCCACTGTGTCCAGGGTCAACGGCGTGGCGTGGCCATACTCCCCGTACCGGTCCACCGGACTTCTGGGCGGTGCGGTTCTGACGCCCAACGCCGCAACCTCGTTCAACGTGTCGGCGGGCGTGGGTGTGATCGTGGACGCGGTGACCAACCCCGCTGCTCCCACGATAACCCCGGTTACCATACCGGCTCGCACCATAACGCTGAGCGGCCCCGAGCTGACCCGGGCCATCAGCTGGTGGGTGTCGGACGCCGCTGGCAACGTGACCTCGCTGGCCGCCAAGCCCACCGCTTCTCAGCGGCGGTCTTCCATTCAGCTGGGCGTCACGGTGTACATTGGAGGATCCATCATCTCGGTGGACTCGGCACCGAGCTACATACCCCAGAACGCCAATCAGGACGTAGACCTGATGAACAGTCTGAATCCCTTCGTGGCCGCTGGTGCCAAGGTCACCGCCAACGGCGCCAACCTCAGGTTCAATCTGAGCGCGGGCCAGCTGTTCAGTGCGGGGTACAACTACGGTGTAGACGTGTACAACCCCAACGTCATCACCTCAGTGGCGGAAACCCCGGTGTCGTTCTATTACGGCACCCAGCTGCCGAACTCCGAGACTCCAGCTACTCAGCTCAACCCCACCGTGTACGACGTGGGCGGGGTGCTGACCTCGGTGGGCGGCGGAACCAACAGCTCCACCATTCAGCGGGTTTATCTGTTCGGCACCAGGACGGCCGGTACCCAGGTGGGCGTCCAGTATGGCCAGACGGTGTACAGTTCACTCAGCGCGGCCGTGGCCACAGTGGGTCACTCCACCACTTTCGTACAGAGTCCCGACTTTACCGACGGCATTCTGATAGCCTGGGTCTGCATGACTCGGGTCTGTGCCAGCCTTCAGGACGCTGCCAACAGCGCGGTCATCCTGGCCCCCAAGTTCGCCCTGCCCTGACCCGGAGGTACTCAGCTCGTGACCGCCACCACCGCTACCGGACCGGCCAGCCCGCTAACGCTGCTGGTCGACACCGCGTCCGACGTACCGCTACCGGCCAACAGCTCTACGTCACTGCTGCAGGGGGCCAGCGCCACGGTGTCGGGATCGGGCCACCTGGTCCAGTTCGTCGGCGGGTCTCAGGCCGTCAACAACGGAGCCGTTCAGGTCAGCGTGACAGTGGACGGGATAGCGGTGTACGAGGACTCGGCGGGTACGCACTTCTCCTTCAACACCCCGCTGTCCGCCGGTCCACACGTCATCGAGTTCATAGCGTACGCGCTGAACGGCTCCAGCGCCATGAACTCGGCTTCTCTGATCGTCACCGACCTGGGGCTGTAGATGACTTCCCCCCTGGCGGTGGCCAAACTGGAGCGGCTGGAGCGGCTGCGCAAGCTAAGGGAGAAGCACGACGAGATCAACGGGGTGTCCAACAAGACCGCCGAGGACCTACCGGCCAGAAGGTTCTACAGCGACCCGGTAAGGTTCGCACTGGAGTGCATAGACTTCGGCGACTCTCAAGAAGACGGCCTTACCGCGTACCAGAAAGACATTCTGTCCAGTATACCCGTCAACAAGCGCGTGGCCGTCCGGGGCCCCCATGGTCTGGGCAAGAGTGCCCTGTCGGCCATTGCGGTGCTGTGGTTCGCTCTGACCCGGGACGATGCCGGAGTGGACTGGAAGATCGCCACCACGGCGGGCGCGTGGCGGCAGCTTGAACGGTATCTGTGGCCGGAGATTCACAAATGGGCTAAGCGGATCAGGTGGGACCGGCTGAACCGGGGGCCGTTCGACGAGAGAACCGAGCTTCTCAGCCTCAACCTGAAGCTCACACACGGGGCCGCGTTCGCGGTGGCGTCCAACAAGGCCGAGCTTATTGAAGGTGTTCACGCCGACTCGGTGCTGTACGTCTTCGACGAGTCCAAAGCTATTCCGTCCAGTACCTTTGAAGCCGCTGAAGGAGCGTTCTCCGGAGCCGCTGCCGAGGGGCTGCCGGAAGCGTTCGCGCTGGCTGCGTCCACGCCGGGCGAACCCAACGGAATGTTCTATGACATCCACGCGCGCAAGCCCGGACTGGAGGACTGGACCCCCCGTCACGTCAAGCTGGAAGAAGCTATAGCGGCCAAGCGCATATCTCAACAGTGGGCCGATCAGCGCAAAAGCCAGTGGGGCGAGAATTCGGCGGTGTACAACAACCGCGTGCTGGGTGAGTTCTACTCGTCCGACGAGGACGGAGTCATACCGCTAGCGTGGATCGAAGCGGCCAACGAGCGGTGGCGGGAGTGGGACGAGAACGGAAGGCCGTTCTCCGACGGTCAGATGACCGTAGGGGTCGACGTAGCCAGGTCCGGTACGGACAAGACCATCATGGCCATAAGGTTCGGTGACATCGTCACCGACCTGCGGGAGTTCAACCGGCAGGACACCATGGTCACTACCGGGCAGGTGAAGGGTATCCTGGACGGTAACCCCGGGATGTCGGCGGTGGTGGACGTGATCGGCATCGGCGCTGGCGTGGTGGACCGGCTGCGGGAGCAGAAGATGCCGGTGGAGGCGTTCAATGCCTCGGCGTCTTCGTCCAAGAAGGACAGTTCGGGTGAGCTGGGTTTCGTAAACGCCCGGGCCGCTTCGTGGTGGCGGCTGAGAGACCTGCTGGACCCGTCCAAGGGAAGCAAACTGATGCTTCCTGTTCACGATCGCCTGACCGGTGACTTGACGGCTCCGCACTGGCGAGTGATGTCGGGCGGTAAGATCCAGGTAGAGTCCAAGGACGACATCCGGTCACGTATCGGACGGTCCACCGACTACGCGGACGCGGTGGTGATGGCGTTCTGGGTAGTGTCCGGCGGCTGGCACGAGGCATACGGGGTGGTAACCTGTGACGGTTGTAACCACACATTCCTGAAAAAGCTACACCCCGAACGGTGCCCGAAGTGCTGGCACCGCCACGAAAGGTGACCAGCGGATGACTTTTCTGCCCAACACGGTCGACGTCACCAACCCCCAAGGTTCTCAGTGGTCCACCACCTACCTGCTGCAGAATTCGGACGGCACGCTGATGAACATCATCGGCAAGACCTTCGAGTTCGCCATCAGGCGGGCGGTCACCGACACCGGGTCCCCCACTCTGTCGGTGACCAGTGGGGCGTCCACAGCCAACGGACAGATCATCGTGGACACCACCGCGTCAACCGTTCAGGTGATTCTGACCGCCACCGGAACCGCGCTTCTGACTCACGGGGGCGGCCCGTACATCCTGTGGATGGACCCGGGACAGACCAGCGCCACCGCCCTGGTGGTCGGCACCTTCTACGCGCCCCAGGTGGCCGCGCCGTGACCGAGGAAGAAGACGACTACGACGGGCCCGATCAGTTCGACTTCGATCAGGCATTCATCCAGATGGTAAGGGAAGAATGTAAGCGGGTGCTGTACTGTGCTCCCAGCGAGGTGGCCACCCTGATGGGCATGGTGGTGGAGCACGGGTGGGCGGGCACCATCGAGGTGCGACCCAGCGTGTGGATCACCGATCCCCAACGGGTCCTGGTGGTGGACGAGAACGCCATATCGGCGGCCATAAACCAGTCGGTGCAAAAGAAGGGCGGCGCCTGATGCCATACGTTCTCCACCTGTGGTTTTCCGACAGGTCAGGGATACTGCAGACCTTCGGACCGTACGAGTCGGAGAGTGAGGCCACAGAGGCGCGCGACGCACTGATGAGATGGAGGGGTCTGAACGGTGCCTACATACTGGAAAACTGGTCCGTGGGCACGGTGGAAAAGGACCCTACGGCCAAGGACGACGATCAGTGGACGCCCCAGCTGGCCACCGAGTTCAGAACCCGGTTCAACAACGGCGAGGCGTGCAAACACTGCGGCGGCATCCACGCCCGGGCCTGTCCCCGGGTGAAGAGAATGACGTTTCATCCGAACGGCTCACTGGCCGAGATCGAGTTCTGGGAAGCCGGGGTGTGGCCGGAGGACAACGTGGCCTGGCCGGAGGAGATACCTTACTACCCGGATACTGAGGAAACTGTCTGATGGTAAACTGGGACAAGGTGCCGATGCCTGAGGTGCGAGGCGCCCCGCGTGTTCTCCCGGTTGTGCTGCTGTGCCACGCAACGGTTGAATGGTGCGGTAGGCTGTGGGTTGTCAACACTCCTCAGCAGTATCAGGACGCCGTGGAACACCGGCTGGTGCACCAGACGTTCTGTGAGACCACTCCTCACCTGAAAAAGGTGACCACGCGGTACAAAGTCAGGTAGGGGGCCAGATGGCTGTTCGTCCGGGGTCGGTGGCCAGGGCTCTTCCGCCGACCGGTTCTGTCGGTGGTCCCGGAGGGCCAGGGGGGTTCGGCGGCGTACCAGCCGCCGCTGGCCAGCCCGGGTCGGCGATGATCAGCCCGCTGGTGGCCAGCTACGAGCAATGGACCCAGGGAAGGCCATACGGTACCGGACTTCCCCGGATACCGGACACGTTCCTTTCTGGAGCGTTCGGCCCGCTCAGTCCGATAGCGCCGGTGGGCATCGATGCGCCAGAACCTGATTCCGGGCGACCGGAGCCCCGCAGGTTCCCGTACCCGGTGGCGTGGAACATGCCGGTTGGCGAACCGGGCACCGAGGCCATCCGGCTGGCTCCATTCGAAGCCCTACGGACCATCAGCGACACCTATTCGGTGGCCAGGGCCTGTATCGAGCTTCGTAAGAACGAGATCATCGGCCTGGGCTGGGACATCGTGCCGACCCGCGAGGCTCAGAAGGCCATGCGCGGGTCGGCGTCTCAGCACATGGACTTCGCCAAGCGCAGGGCCGAAGCTCTCAAGTTCTTCAAGCGACCCGACCCGGAGAAGTACCATACGTTCAACTCGTGGCTGTCGGCGGTGCTGGAAGACGTCTTCGTTATCGACGCTTTGTCGGTGTACCTGCAGCCGTCCCGGCGGAGGGGCAAAGGTCTGCTGGGGTCGGACCTGGCCGCTCTGTGCCTGATCGACGGGTCGACGGTCCGGCCGCTTCTGGACATCCGAGGAGGAATTCCCCGGCCACCGGCCCCGGCGTTTCAGATCTACAACTACGGGGTGCCCCGGGTCGATCTGATGACCGCGCTATCCGGGGACGACGTGGCCGACATGGGCGAGGAGCTGGCCGCCGAGTACCGGGGAGACCAGCTGCTGTACCTTCCGTACACCGCACGTGACTGGACCCCGTACGGCTTCACTCCCCTTGAGCAGTCGCTGGTGCCGGTTCTGAGCGGCATTCAGCGTCAGCAGTACCAGTTGAACTACTACGCCGAGGGTACCGTCCCCGGCATGTTCATCTCGGCGGGTAACCCGGACCTCACCCCCAACCAGCTGAGGGAGCTGCAGGACGCTCTCAACGCGATGGCGGGGGACCCGGCGTGGAAGCACAAGATCATCGTGCTGCCCAGCAATTCCACGATAGACCCGATTCGGCCGGTTCCGCTGGCAGACCAGTTCGACGAGGTGGTGATGAACCAGGTCTGTATGGGGTACTCGGTGATGCCCATGGAGCTTGGCATCGCCCCCAAGGTGTCTCTAACTCAGTCTCCCGGCGCGGCGAACCAGATGGCCAAGATGAGCCAGGAGGTCATGCAGCGCAAGGCACTGCGGCCCCTGCTGAAGTGGCTGAAGTCCAGTCTGTTCGACTTCGTGCTGCACGACATCTGCGGCCAGTCGGACATGGAATGGATGTGGGAGGGCCTGGAGGAAGGCGTCGACGAAGCGTCCGAGGTCGGAATCCTGATCCAGGAAGTGTCCTTCGGAATGAAGTCCATCGACGAGGCCCGGATCCAGCGTGGCGAACAGCCATGGGGCCTGCCGCTGACCTCCGACCCGCTGTACATGACCACCCGAGGAATCACCCCGATCGGGTCTATCGATCCGTCCACCGGCATGGCGGTTCCAGGTCAGCTAAGCCCTCAGACCGGGTCGGTGGTGCTGACCACCGCAGCCCAGAACCTACAGGACCAGAGGATCAGGGAGCGTCAGCAGGGCCAGGGCGGGCCGACCACGTCCCAACCCGCGTCGGTGGGCGACCACGACAACGCTCCCGGGGTGCCGAAGCGGCCGGACCCGATGGCCGTGGGACCGATGAGCCCGTCCAGGTCTCCCGACGACAAGCCGCTGACCGTGGAGCCGTCGGTGGCCACTCCGCACACCCCCGAGCCGGAAGACGACCTAGACACCATCGGTGACCGAGGCACCCCGGGACACCAGGCCGCAGCTGCCGAAGCCGACGCCCCCCGGCCTCGTATCAAGAGCCGCGCGTTGCGGGAGCTGGACCTGGTGCGTCGCAGGCTGATCAAGGGCAAATCCATAGACGACTGGGACTGGAAGCACGTGGACACCCGGACGTGGGCGTCCCTGTACGCCGATCTGGCCATAGGCAAGTCGGTGGAGGAGGCCATCAGCTCCGCTCGGGCGTCCATCAAGCACGCCGACCACGGGGACGGCACTCACGAGGTGTACGCGTACCTGGCCAGGCATTACCCGGCGGCGCTGATCGACTGGGTGAAAGACGCCCACTGGCACGGTCCGCAGCCGGTGTCGCTGGATCAGATACAGTCGGGTCCTCGTCCGGGAGGGGCGTACGATCCGGTAAAGGTTCGCCAGCTGGTCCGGGCGATAGAGGACGGAACCCCCCCGGCGCATCCGGTAGTGCTGGTCAAGACCCCGGACGGAGACAAGCTGGAGATAGCGGACGGCTGGCACCGAGTGGACGCTTTCCGGCTCACCAAGCAGAAGTCGATCATGGCCTGGGTGGGTACGGTGGATCAGGACGCCGGGCCCTGGGGCAAGGAGATGAACTCTCACAGCGAGGACTACAAGAAGCGATGAGCACTTTCAACGTAACGTTCTGGCCTCCGGCCCCCGGCCAGATGTCCTCGGTGCCCGCGCCGATGTCGTACAGCGTAACGGCGGCAGACATGCTGGTCGGCGAAGAGATGCTTACGCTAGTAGATTCCAGCCAGAAGGTGGTGCTGGCGGTGCCGATGCGACTGAACCCGGTTGTGTCCGTGACGCCTTGACCAACCAGCCGTAAGACTAGTATTATTTACGGTGAAGGTGCGTTGGCGCCGTGCGCGGGCCCACCTGGTAGACGTCAACCACCGATAACCCTGGAGCCGTGTGGCCACTGTTCTCGACAACGCGGGTAAGTCGGACAAGCTGTTCGTCAGTTTCCCCATCACCAAGTTCGAGTCCACCGACGACGGCGACATCGTGGTATACGGCAAGGCCACGGACGGGTCGGTGGACAGTGACGACCAGATCGTCGATCCGGAGTGGTCCGGCCCAGCGCTTCAGAAGTGGCTGAACACCGGCGGCAACGTGCGGGTACAGCACAACCCGGCGCTGTACCCGGCCGGTAAGGGCCTGACGGTCGAGGAAACCGACGACGGCCACTACGTCAAGGCTCTGATCGTCGAGCCCACGGCCAAGAAGCTGGTCAGGACCAAGGTTCTCCAGGCGTACTCGGTGGGCATCTCCCGGCCGGTGGTCGAACGAGACATCACCGGCAAGGCGCGAGGCGGCATCATCAAGGGCGGCGAGCTGTTCGAGCTGTCCCTGGTGGACCGACCGGCCAACAAGAACTGCTCCATCACGCTGTCCAAGTCCGAGACCGAGCTGTCCAAGTCCGAGGACGGGTCGGATTCCACCGCTTGGACCTACGGAGACCTGGAGGGTCACGCCACCGCCAAGGCCGCCGGTACCGGTCTCGCCCGGCGGTGGCTGGCCGAACGCGCCGAGTGGCTGGCGGGCGAACCTGACCCGTCCAGTGCCACCCAGGGCCCCGAGTACCTGGCCAAGCGCGCCGAGTGGCAGCGGTGGCACGCCAAGGGCGAGGACACCGGCCTGGTGGACGGCGGCTACGAGGACTGGCTGACCAAGCGCGAGATGGACCTGGACGTAGGTGGCGGGGTGGACCGGGAGAAGATCCCGGGCAAGGACTTCGCTGGCCGCAACCGTAGCTTCCCGATCGTCACCCCCGGGGACGTCAGCGACGCCGCGTCTTCCATCGGCCGGGCCGGGGAGGACAACTATTCGAGCGACGAACTCAAGCGCCGAATCATCCGCATCGCCCGCCGGAAGGGTGCGTCCTTCGTGGCTGAGCTGCCCGAGTCGTGGAAGAAGGAGATGGACGCTACCTCCAAGGCCAAGAAGCCGAAGAAGGGCGGCAAGAAGCCGACCTTCGTCATCGGCGCGCGTGAAGGTGCTCACCGCACCGAGGAGATCCCGGTGGTCAAGGGGTACGACGGCGACAAGTGCCCGGTGTGCGGGGAGGACGTCGACGACGGCGTCTGCTCGTGCTGCAGCGCGTTCCCGTGCACGTGCAAGCCGTCCGACGGTGGAGACGGTTCGACCGCGACGCTCTCCAAGTGCTACTGCTCGGGGTGCGGCAAGGACTGCGACGACGACGACCGGTTCTGCTCCCAGTGCGGAGCGGCCTGCGTCACCGGCAAGAGTCTGCTGCCGACCCGGGCCGCCAAGAAGAAGTCGAAGAAGGCCAAGAAGCGGTTCCTGCCACCAGCCGGTGAGCACCGAGAGCCCGACGGAGACACCACCGTCGAGCAGCTGGAGCAGGACGCTGGCATGCCGACCAAGAAGGACCCCAAGCCGGACAAGGTTCCGTCGTCGGTGGACGCCAAGACCAAGAAGTCCGCCAAGGTCAACGACCCGCAGCTGGCGATGAAGCGGATGCACGACGCGCTGTGCGCCGCGTACCACGCCAGCGACGTGATGGCCGAGTACTCCGTCAAGTCGCTGGACGCCGCCATCGACCGGGACTACCTGTGGGCCGAAGCGGCCAAGGCGATGTCGAACGGCGACATCGAGTCGGCCACGGTGCTAGGGCGGCTGGCGACGGACGCCGACGCTCTGAAGTCGTCGCACCCCCGGCTGCTGGCCGAGGCACGGGACCTGGTCCACAAGTCGTTCACCGACATGTACCCGACGGTCCGGCTGACCCCGGGCAACCCGCCGAAGCCCGGAAGCTTCCAGCGTCCGTACATCCTGTCCGGCCACGCCCCGCTGACCGCCGCCGGCAAGAAGCCGATGCTGCCTCCCGGTGGTCGCAGCCTGGACCCTGGCAAGTTCGACCGGGGGCCGCTGACCTCTGGCCACGAGCGCCCCAGCCCGGCCAGCAAGGGTAACAACGATCTGGGGTCGGTTGCCACTGGATCCGGCAGGGACTTGTACGCAGCCGCCGCGCTAGAGTACACTGCCAACCGAATGAAGGCCATTCACGACCACATCGAGCAGACCACGGTGGGGCTGTGCCCGATGGCGCCGTCCAACACCGTGCTGCCGCCCCGCAACGGGTCGGACGCCATGCCCGCCCCCCGACCCGCTCTGGACACCGCCGCTGGCGCGGCGGTCAGCACCAAGGCCGTCAAGTCGATGATCGACAAGGCCACCAACCCGTACAAGAAGAAGATCAAGGCTCTGAAGCGAGAGCTTGACGAACTGGGACGTCAGCCCGACCCGGCCCAGGCCCCGATGCGGGGTACGGTCAGGAAGGCAGCTGGGGTCGCTCCCGTGGAGCGCCGCAGCCTGGCCGCCGAAGCCCAGGACAAGGCAGTCAAGGCCGAGAAGGCCGCGTACGTTCAGTACCTGCGCAACCTCACCGAGTCCGGCGACCCGGACATCCGCGAGCGGGCGCACCAGGCGCTGATCAACGCGGGACTGCCGGATCTGTTCTGACCTGACCACTACCTGCTCTAGCCTCTAAAGGAGGGCAACGCATGACCGGAGCAACCGGAACGATGGACGTCATGGACGCTATCCGCGAGTCGGGAGCGTCGCCGGAATTCCTGGCGGAATCGGCGTTCCATCAGTTCGAGAAGCCCAACCACATGGTCTCGGGCGCCATGACCACCCTCGTCAAGGGCGCTGGCTATGCCAAGCCCGGCGGCAACCGGCCGCTGAGCGACGACGGCGAGATCTTCAAGCGCTCGATGCGGGCCGAGGTGGTCTTCACCAAGGCCATCAAGGACGCGGTCCGGGACCCGGGCGCGGCACTCAAGTCGATGAGCCCGGACTTCGCCAACCAGTTCGGGTCGTTCCTGTCTGCCAACCCGCAGACCCAGATGCTGAACCAGTTCGTCAGCGGGCTGCAGACCCAGATCTCGGACGCCATCGGCAAGAACATCACCCTGACCAGCCCGCTGGCCAGTGGCCTGGTCCCGTTCGACCTGGTCGCGCCGTCCCGGCTGATCTACCCGGTGTACTCGCCGATCCGCAACAAGCTGCCGCGCGTCCCCGGCCAGGGCACCAGCCGCAGGACCAAGGTCATCACCGGCGTCTCTGGCTCCCAGACCGGCGCCAGCGGCGGCAAGTTCGTCGACCTGGGCATCCCCGAGTTGGTCACCGGCGCGGGCTCGATGTCCAACTGGCCGCTCAACCTCCCGGGCTCGGGCAGCCAGGACTCCGTCGACCTCAACGTTCCGTACCGGTTCTGGGGTCTGACCGAGTCGCTGTCGTGGCTCGCGCAGTTCGGTGGCCAGGGGTTCGAGGACGTCTCTGCTCTCGCCAACCTGATCCTGCTCCAGGAGTTCATGCTGAACGAGGAGGCCGCCCACCTGGCTGCCACCTCCGTCGCTCTCAGCACTCCGGGAACCCCCGCCCTGGCGGCTCGTACCGCCAACACCGGCGAAACCGCGCTGACCGGCGTCACCACCAACGTGTTCGTCAAGGTCACTGCTGCCAACTGGTACGGTGAGACCGCCGCCTCGACCGGCGCCAGCGTGGGCTGGTCCTCCGGCCAGGTGGTCGACGTCACCATCTCTCCGGTCGCCGGAGCGCAGTGGTACAACCTGTACGTCACCACCGGCGCCAGCGCTGGCACGTACTACCTGATGAAGTCGGGCGTCGGCGGCCTGAACTTCACCCTGCAGGGTGCGCTTCCGGTTTCCGGGTCGACCCCGCCCACCGCCGACACCGGGACCTCCTCGCCGAACCGGCAGGAGGGCATGATCTCGGTGCTGACCGGCCACTCGGCAGGTCCGAGCGCGATCTACCCGACCGGGTGGCAGGGCGGATACGTCAACCAGTCGGTCGGAGACACCCTCAACGTCTCGGTCCTCAACACCGCGTTCCAGCAGCTGTGGGACGGCCCGGGATCGTACCGCGCCGACCCGAGCGAGATCGTCGCCGAGGGTGGCGACGTCATGCGGATGTCCAACAGCATCGTCAACGCGGGTTCCCAGAACACCGCCTACCGGCTGTTCGTCGAGCAGTCGGAGGTCCCCGGCGTCCGGCTCGGCGCTGCGGTGTCCGAGTTCCAGAACCCGATCACCCGTTCGCCGGTCCGGGTCGTGGTCCACCCGTGGCTGACGCAGGGCACCGCGCTGCTACAGAGCTACACGCTCCCGTTCGCCTGGTCGAACGTCAACAACGTGTGGGAGTTCACCACCGTCCAGGACTACCTGAGCATCAGCTGGCCGGTCATCGACGCCAGCTTCCGCTACTCGATGTTCATGTACGGCGCGCTGGTGGCCAACGCCCCGCAGTACTGCGGCATCCTCCAGGGCATCCAGCAGACCGACCGTTCCGGATCCACCGGCACCTGGTCCTAACCGTCTCGGGCCGACCCGCCAGCTGGCGGGTCGGCCCGCGTCTGAAACGGGAGGAGAACCCCCCTCATGGCAATCACCGGAACGGTCGCCTACCAGACCACCGTCACGCTCAGCGCCCCGGGCGGCACCAACGCGGACGCCACGGCCATCGCCGCCGCGTTCAACGGCATCGTGTTCCCGACGGTGTCCAACACCGCCGCCACGGCCAGCGCGTCGACCGCCACGGTCACCATCACGTGGCCGCAGACCACCGAGCGCATCGCCGACCAGCTGGTGCGAGACTTCGTCGCCACCCAGGTCAAGAGCATGGCGTCGACGCTGAACGCTGCGGTCACCGGCATCCAGGCGTACACCACCGTCAGCGTCAGCTGACCAGGGAGGACAGCAGAAGATGGCCAACTCCAGCTTCAACGCGCAGAGTCCCAACGAGCCGGTGACCGGCGGGTACGCTCAGCCTGCCCCCGGCATCACCGAACAGATCGTCACCATCGGCGACGTCAACGGCAACGCCCTGGCCACCAGCCTGGCGTCGGGCGGCGTGGCCAGCCTGCAGACAGCCTCGTACCGAGACTCGGCGATCACCGTCCAGGCCACCGGAACCGCGTCGGCTCCGGCCGCCGCCGCCGTGGTCGTCACCATCACCCCCGGTACCGCTGGTCTGTGGGAGGTGTCGGGCAAGGTCACCATCTCGGGCACCACGGTAGCCGCCGCCGACACCAACAACATGGCGCTGTACCAGACCTCGACCGCCCGGCTGAACCCGATTCTGGTGATCGTCCCGTCGACCACCGGATCCACAGTGGAATGGGACATTCCGCCAGTGGTGCTCAACCTGTCGGCCGTGGACACCGTCAACGTCAAGGCCCTCGGCAACGCCACCGCCAGCTCGGTCTACGGTGCCACCCTGGTCGCCCGCCGGGTCGGCTGATCACCCCAAGGCGCCACCATCCGGCAGCGGTCGAGCCGGGTGGTGGCGTGGTGGCCGTTGATCTGGTACCATCGGGGTAACTTGCTAGCTACGTCGAGAGGTGCCAGGTGCCAAAGATACAGCTGCCGGACGGCTGTCGCGGGCTGGACATGGCCGACGGCACCAAGTATTCAGCCAAGCCCGGGGACAAGGTCGAAGTAAGCGAGAGCCACGCGCGGTACCTCAAGACGTCGTTCTACGGGCAGTCCGGCATCATGTCCAGCGGCGAGCAGATGTCGTTCGGCACCAAGCGGACCCGGGTGTGCGTCCCGTGCCGAGGGCGCAGATGGAACGCGTGGAACGAGACTTGTCCCCGGTGCGGGGACGCCACCATCGAGGAGACTGCCGAATGACCGTTTACGCCCCGTCGGACGTCCGGGCCATCACCGTCCCGATTCAGTTCGGAGGGTGCGGTGAACCGCACGTCTCCGCCGAGCTGGCCGAGGGGGAGCGGTGGGCGCTGGACTGCGAGAGCTGCGGCCAGGCGCTGACCCGGCCCCCGCTGAGTTCCCACGGCTGGGCCCACAGCATCGACAAGGTGGCGCTGACCCCGGACGAGCGCAGGCTGCTGGAGACCCAGGAGAAGGAAGGTTCCGCCGCCACCGCTCTGATGGTGCGGCAGCTCGGCGACACGCTGGCCGCCGCCGTTCGTCAGGGATACCTGGGCCACGCGGCCCCGGCCCCGGCCCCGCCGTCCACCTCCGAGCTGATGTCGGCGCTGAAGAGCCTGGCCCCCGAGGACCTGGCCCAGCTTCTCACCATCGCGGGCCTGGACAACACCGCCCCCGCCGGAGGTCCGACGGTCACTCTGGCAGGGGCCCCCGCCAAGAAGGTGGCAGCTCCTCGCAAGGCAGCCCAGTAATGTCCCGTCCGGGCAACCGGTGCGCCAGGTGCTCGGGGCCCGTGCGCGGCCGATCTGTCCGGACGGGTGACATCGTACAGGTGTGCGCCAGGTGCGACAGGGGGGTGTGCACCCGCCACGTCACCTGGGACCCGTCGATAGACCAGTGGGTGTGCACCAAGTGCGCCAGGGAGGTGGGTGACGATGGGACTGGAAGACACTACCGGGGTTCTGGTAACCGGTCCTAGCACGCCGTACGTAAGCCCGGAGATGCTGCTGGCCGCCCCCACCGGCATCTCTTGGTCTACCGTAGGATCCAACAGCGGCAAGCCCACCCCCTCGGCGTACTACGCCGAGGTGTCCAATATCTGCGCCAGGGCGTCGGCTATGGCCGACAGCATCTGCAACACCACCCTTCGGGCAACGGTGGACACCGAGACGTTCACCGGCCCCGGCGACTTCAGGTTCCAGCTTCAGCGAAACGGCCGGGCCCGGGTCATCGCGTCCAGGCTGCCGGTGCTGTCCATCGTGTCGGGTCAGTGGTCCCCCGCTTCGGCGTTTCCTCCGGAGTACACCGCCATATCGGCCAACCAGATGAGGGTGGACCGGCCGGTGGTGGGTACCTACGGGTCCACCGCCCCCAACGGATCGGGAGACGGTGGCCAGTCGATACTGCTGGCGCCCGGCATCGTTACCTGGGCGTTCGGCCGCATGGCCTACGACGTCCAGATAACTTATATCAACGGCTGGCCACACGGGTCACTGACGGCCGACGCGCTGGTGGGAGCCACGTCCCTGTCGGTGGACGACATAACCGGGTGGGTGGGAGCGTCGGGTACGCTTCACAGCTCAAGCGGGCAGGAGACCATCCTGGTTAGTTCGGTCACTCCTGCCACCACGGGGGCGGTAACCGGACCTGGTGTACTCCATTTGACCACCCCGCTGGTGTACGAGCACGTCAGCGGAACCATCGTCACCACGATGACCGAGACCATACAGCAAGCCGTAATACTGCTGTGCGTGTCTCAGGCGCTGGTACGAGGAGCCACGGCGGTGACGGTGCAGGCGCTTCCCGGATCGAAAACGTCCAGCGGATCGCGCGGCCCTGACGACCTGCTGAGTGAGGCCAAGGCAATGCTCAACCCGTACAAGCGCATCATCTAAGGCGGACCTAGTGCCTCTCAACACCGTACAACAGCTGCTGAAGGGAGTGTTGGACCAGCTGCAGCTGCCCGGGTCAGCCGGGGTACTGACCGCGTACATCTCGCCGCCCAACCCGGGTAACGGAATGGACCCGGCGGTGTACGTGTGGGGGTCGACAGCTGAGGACATCCGCAGGTCCATGCCGCGAGGTCTCGGGTTCCGGGTGATCAAGCACGAGATCGACCTGTGGCTGATCTGGTTCGGACCGGCGGACGACCAGGCGTCGGACGTGGCGTTCCCCGCCATCGTGGACGCGGTGTGCCAGAGGCTGCGGGTGACGCCCATGCCGGTGCTGAACGCCAAAGACCCCCTCACCGGTCAGAACTCCAACATAGAGATGATCGGTGAACGTCTGAGGTGGGACTACTCGCCGGTGCACTCGGTGGAAGACCAGCGGTGGCTGGTGTACACGGCCCGCATCATCTGCGACGTCAGGGAACAGGTGCAAGCCTGATATGCCCAGCGGAGACATAGTCCTAATCGAAGGCCACAACGTCGGTAAGGTACGGGCTTTCATAGGCAACCTGAGGTGGGACTCGGCCAGCCGCAGGTGGGCCGACAAGGTCGGACCGATGCTGGTGGAGGCAATAAAATCCGAGGCGCCGGTTATGACTGGTGCCCTTAGGGACTCCACCCAGGTTACCCAGGTCCGCACCGGCAACAGCATAAAGCTGGTGTTTTCCGCCGGGGACGTTCCGTACGCCCCGTACGTGATTCACGGGACGGGGGCGCACATCATCACCCCGGACACGGCAAGAGCGCTTCACTGGGGCACAGACGCGTTCGCGGCTTGGGTGGCTCACCCTGGCACCCGGCCCAACAACTACCCCGATCGAGCGGTACGCGGCAAACTGAGCGAGATAGCCAGGATAATGGGAAGGGCCTACCGAGGCCTATAAGGAGGACGGCCATGGACGAGACGGCTCACGACAGCGTCACGGAGACCACGAAGACCACCAAGAAGACGTCCTCGCGAGCCTCCACGGCCCCGAGCACCTCCGAGGCCGTGGAGGCCCCGGGAGACGCCACGGAGAGCCTCACGGCCCTACGGTTCACCGGCCCTCAGGACACGGTGTTCATGGAGCTGGGTGGCGAAGTGGCAACCGATCAGGTGGTTCGGGTCGGTGACGAGCTGGCCGCCCGGCTGCGGGCCCGGGGGGACTGGGCGGTAGACACCGAATCCCCGACCGTGTAACATTGAATAAGAAAACTTAGATCTGGGAGGCGTGTGCCTACTACTGTTGTCGAGCGATACGGATCGCTCTCTGCCACAGGCCTGGCCAAGGAGACGGCGTTTGGCACGCCGGTCACCCCGACAACCTACGAGCCCATGTCGGGTAACACTCTGGAACTGGACCCCGGACTGTTCTGGCCCAAGGTGATGATGGGCCAGCGTGACCTGAACATCTTCCCGGTCTACGGTCAGTACAAGAACGCTGGGTCGTTGAACGGTCCGCTGTTCCCCAGCAACGCGGTTACGCTGATCCCCGGCTCCATCGGGGCCGACGCCGCCGTGGGGTACGGCGTGTCGGGAACGCCGGTCACCCCGACCTCCACCACGCTGTCCGTTGGCTCGTCGGCTGGGGCTACGTCAGTCACTCTGACCTCTCCCACCGGCTTCGCCGTCGGCCAGGAGATCCGCATCGGGTCGGCCCCCTCCCTAGAGGTCCGCAAGATCTCCAACGTGGCGGGATCCGTGGTCACGGTGGCGGACGCTCTGACGTTCGACCACGCGATAAGCTCCGCTGCGGTGACGTCCGCCACCACCACGCTGTCGGCGCCCACTCTGGCCGGAGCCACCTCGGTCACGGTCACCTCGGCCACCGGCATCGTCAACGGCACGATCATCCAGATCGACGTCAACAGTCCGTCCGGCACCACCACCTCCGAGGTGCGCAAGGTCACCAACGTGGTCACCACCACGCTGACCCTGGACTCGGCGCTGACCTACGCGCACGCCAGCTCGGTCAACGTGTCCATCGTTCAGGCGATGTATCTGCACACGGTGACCCAGGCCAACACCCTGCCATCGTTCACGGTGGAGAAGAACATCGGCGGCTTCGAGTCGCTGCAGTTCGCGGGGTCCCGCATCAACAAGCTGGGCATTACCTCCACCACCGGTAACGCCGAAGCCACCATCGCGGTCGACTGGCGGTCCAAGCACTCGGCGGTGCTGGCCACGCCGTCCGCCATCTCGGTCACGGACGAATCTCCGTTCGTGTTCGCGGAGACCACGCTGTCCCTGTCCAACCAGGCTGTGATCCAGGCCACCTCGGCCGACGTGTCCATCGAGAACGGACTCAAGGACACCTACACCTACAACGGCACCCATGACCTGCAGTTCCTGACCCCGGTCACCCGTCTGGTGACGTTCAAGTGCGACGTGGTGTTCACGTCGCTGGACGACCCCACCTGGGGCTACTGGACCCAGATGACGTCCACTCCGTCCACCAACTTCCCGGTGCAGCTGGCGTTCACCCATCCGTCCACCGGCGGGTACATCATGTTCTACATGCCGAAGGGTCGGCTGAAGACCTACACCGACGCGATCAAGATGGACGACGTCGTCATGTCCACCCTGACGATCGACCTAGGTCTCAACCTATCCACCCTGACGACCGTCACGGCGTTCATCTCCAACGGAGTGTACCTGCCGTACTAGGCCGAACGAGTCAGCGGCTGATACACTGGCCCCAGGGTCAATACCGGCCCTTGGGGCCAGTCGTCTGTACGGGAGTAAGTTGTGGGTTTTCTCACCAAGTATTCGGGCACTGACGTGGTGGACATGGGCGACGGGTACCAGGTGACGCTCAAGCGCTACCTGTCCGGAGACGCCCTGGACCGGGCCCAGGCCGCCCGGGTCAAGGCGGTCACCGAGGCTCAGCAGGGTGGCCCGTCGGCTAACCGTACCGTGAGGGTCGAGACCATCACCGACACCGCCGCGTACACCGAGGTACTGCTGTCCGAGGCCATCGTCACCTGGAACCTCACCGACCACAACGACCAGCTGCTGCCGCTGGAGCCCCTGGCCAAGAAGCTGGAGTCGATCCGGATGCTGCCAGCCAGCGCCCGGGCCAGGCTGCGCGACCACATCGAGGCCAACACCGAGGACTCCGTCCGGTCCGAGGAGGACCAGCGAACCTTTCACGAGCCAGGTGCTATCGGCGCTTAGGTCCGGCAAGGGTGGCCCGGACATACTGGGTGAGATGAGAACCCTGGAAGCCTTCTGGACCCGGTTCGGGGTGGACGAGGACAGGCTGCGCCAGTGGCCGCCTCAGCGTATCAAGGACTACCTTACCGTCATGAAGCTGGAGCACCAGGTAGAGACAGAGAACCAGCGCCAGCAGCAGCGGGCGGCCGGGGTGGGGTCCAGACAGCCGGGAACCTCGTCCGAAGAGATGACCGAACTGGCCTTCAAGGCCATGAAACAGCAGCACACCGACAAGCTGGTGAGCAGCGGACCCGTTGGGCCTCACCCCAACGCCGAAGTCAGGGCCCAACGAGCTAAGCTGTTCGAATAGGGAGGCGTGTGGCAGACGAGCTGTCGGTCCTGCTTACGGTGGAAGCCGTAGACAAGGCTACGTTTATTCTCGGCAAAATCGGCGACGTGATGGACTCGATGAGCGCCAAGCTGGCCGCCGCGTCCAGCCGGGCCACGATGTCCGCCGCCGAGTTGCAGGTAGCTCAGGACCGGGCCGCCGCGTCCGCCACCGCCTACGAACGCTCACTCAAGGTACAGGCCGACGCTCAGAACGCCCTCCGGGTGGACACCGAAGCTCTAACTCGGGCGCAGGAAGCGTACACCCAGGCGGCGGCCACCGCCGCCGGAGCCACCAAGGCTCAAGCCGACGCGGTGGAGCTGGCGTCAGCCAAACAGGTGGCCTCCCTGGACGCTCTCAGCCGGGCCGACCAGGAAGTAACCGTCAGGTCCCGGGAGGCCGCCGCAGCGGCCGAAGCCACCTCTACCTCGCTGGGTCTGGGTACGGCGGCGATGAAAGCGGGGGCCGTCGCCGCCGGAGCCCTGGCCCTGGCCACGGTGGTCATCGGGGACAAAAGCGTCAAGGCGGGCGCTGATTTCCAGTCCAGCATGCTGAAGATGGTGACGTCGGCAGGAGAGGCCCGGCAGAACCTGGCCTCGCTTAGCGCCGGTGTTCTTCAGATCTCCATGGACACCGCCACCAGCACCGACGAACTTACCAAGGGCCTGTACCTGGTCGAGTCTGCCGGTTACCGCACCAGCAACGCTCTTACCATCCTGAGGGCGGCGTCCGAAGGCGCCAGGGCTGAAGGCGCCGACCTGGGCGAGGTCAGCAACGCTCTTACCACCATCATGCGAGACTACGGTTACAAGGTGACCGACGCCGTGAAGGTCACGGACATGATGGTGGCGGCGGTCGGTTCTGGCAAGATGACCACCCAGGCGTTCGCTTCTTCGCTGTCCACGGTGCTGCCTACCGCTCACTCAGCAGGCATATCATTCGAGCAGATCGCTGGCGCCATCGCTACGATGACCGCTCAGGGCATCACCGCTCAGCAGGCTACTACGGACCTCAACCACGCCATCCAGAAGCTGGAGTCGCCCACCATCGACTCCGTCAAGTACATGGCTCAGTTGGGGGTCAATGCCCAGGATCTGTCCGCCAATCTTGGTAAGAGAGGCCTGACCGGAACCCTGGAAATCCTGACCAACGCCATCGGGGCTCACATCAAGGACGGCAAGGTCCTGGTGAGCGCGTTCAACCAGTCTCAGTCGGCGGCCCAGGACCTCAAGATCATGCTGGCCTCCATGCCCCCCGACGTCAAGTCGTTGGCCGAAGAGCTGAAGAACGGCAGCATGTCGTTCGGCGAGTACAACAAAGAGATCAAGGCCCTCAGCGGCCCGCAGCACGCGCTGGGCGTCCAGTTTGTCAACCTACTGAACCAGTCCATGGGCTTCAACCAGCTTCTGAAGAGCGGCCAGCCCGCCGCCCTGGAGTACACCGCAGCGCTGAAGAAGGTCGTAGGCGACTCCACCTCGCTACAGACCGTGCTGGCGCTCACCAACGGGGGGCTTGGCACCTTCCGTAACACGGTCAGCGCCGTGGCCGAGGCGGCCAGTAAGGCCGGTGCCCACGTGGAGGGCTGGTCCGACATCCAGCACACCTTTAACTTCCGGTCCGCGCAGCTGAAGGACACCGTCCACGCGCTGGCCATCTCTATCGGCACCGGACTGCTGCCTGCGGTTACCGCGTTGGTGTCCCACATCTCCAGGCTGGTGTCCCCGCTGGCGGAGTGGGCCAGCCACCACCAGCATCTGGCCGCCATCATCCTGGGCTCCGTCGGAGCTATCAGCACCCTTATCGCGGTGGTGCTGACCGGCGCGTTGGTGTTCGAAAAGATAAAGATCGCCGTGATAGCCTTCAGGGAGATCATGGGCGGCCTGATGTTGAGCATGGGCCCGGTGGGCCTGGCCATAGCCGCTATCGGGGTCATCGCCCTGGTCGTGGCCACTCACTGGAGTCAGACCAAGGCCGTACTCAGTGTGGTGTGGAAGTGGCTGGTGGACGCCGCCAAGACCACCGCTGACTTCTTCGTCGGCGTGTGGCACGGCGTGGTAGACATGTGGGACAGCATCTGGTCCGAGATCGGGGGTACGGTCAGGCGCTGGTGGCCACTGATCCTGGCGCCGCTGACCGGCGGCATGTCGCTGATCGTAGCGGTTATCATCAAATACCGCAAGGACATAGCGTCGGCTTTCGAGTCCGTGTGGAGCGGTCTAGTAGACCTGTGGAACGCCACCGGCGGCAAGCTGGTGTCCATGATCAACCACGCCTGGCACGTGGTATCAGCGTCGGTGTCCGCCGAGTGGAACCACATTGTGGAAGAACTCGGCGAGATCTGGAATGAGATAATCCAGCTTTGGAACGTAACCGGCGGTAAGCTGGTGTCCTACGTGTCGGGGCACTGGACCCAGATATCCCACGCCACCTCCACCATCTGGGGCGTAATCTGGGGTGCGGTGTCCCAGTACCTGGCGTACCTGTGGTCGGCCGTCACTCGTTCCTTCGGCCTGATACTGGACACTATCAAGACCGTATGGGACACGGTGTGGGGCGCCACCAAGATGGCGTGGGACCTTATCTGGGGTGCGGTCAAGGGCGCCATGGAACTTATCTGGGGCGTCATCAAGGCGGTTTTTGACGTCATCTGGGGTTTCATCAGGGCGGCGTGGGACACCATCATCATGGTATTCGAAGCAGCGTGGGACACCATCAAGGGCGTCATCAACGTTGCTCTCGACATTATCGAAGGTGTTCTGAAGGTGTTCATCGACCTGTTCACCGGCAACTGGAGCCAGATGTGGAAGGACATCAACGAGACCGCCTACGAGGTGGCCACCACCGTCTGGAACACCGTTAAGTCCATCTTCGGCGACCTGTGGCGGTGGCTGGTAAACATCTGGAACGACATCGCCGACGGTGTGATAGGCGCATGGCATGCCATTTGGACCGGCATCTCGGGGTTCCTCAAGAGCATCTGGGACGGCATCGTCAACGCGTTCTCCGACGGTATCGACACTCTGCGTACCGTGTGGAACGACCTGAAGAAGCTGGCCGCCGATCCGGTCAACTTTGTCATCGACACCGTGTACAACCACGGCATCATGACCTTGTGGAACGACGTGTCCGGGGTGTTCGGGGGGCCCAAGCTCAGCCCCATTTCTCCGCTGAAATTCGCCGCTGGTGGTATGGTTCCGGGTGCGGGGTTCGGAGACACGGTACCGGCGTGGCTGACCCCGGGAGAGTTCGTCCTGTCTCACGACATGATCAATTCGGCTGGAGGTATCGGCGCCATCCTGGCCATGTTCGGGGCCGGTTCCGGCGGCCGAGGCGGTGGATACGCGGGCGGTGGCATCGTCAGCAGCCTGGTTGGTGGCATCAAGAGCGCCATCGGAGCCGTGGCCAATCTGGCACTGGGCGGCCTACGAGACACCGCCAGGTCGGCGTTTGATGTCATCAACAACCTGTTGGGTACCATACCGGGGGCCACCACCGGCCTGGGCCGGGAGATGATCGGCGCTATCGGCTCTCTGGAAAAGGGTGTTCTGAAGTTCCTGGGAGACAAGGACCAGACGGCACCAAAGGGGGTGGGCGGCCAGCTGGACGCGTGGACCAGGCAGGCGCTGGCCGCTACCGGTAAACCGATGTCGTGGTTTGCTGGCCTGGAGACCATCGCCATGCACGAGTCTGGTGGTAACCCCAACGCCATCAACAACTATGACATCAACGCTCAGCACGGCGACCCGTCCCGGGGTCTGATGCAGACCATCGGCGCTACGTTCAGCGCCTACCACCAATCCGGCACCAGCTGGAACATCTTTGACCCAGTGGCTAACATAGCGGCGGCTATCAATTACATCGCGTCCAGGTACGGCAGTATCAACAACGTGCCGGGCTTGGTGTCCATGGCACACGGTGGTCCTTATGTAGGTTACGAAGTCGGTACCTGGGACACCGGGTCCTTCGCCCACATGGCTTTGCTCCACCCCCATGAGGCCGTTATACCGGCCGAGTGGGCCGGAGCCATGCGGGGCCGGGGCGGTGGCGGAGCACTGATCATAGACCTGCGGGGCAGCACCATCAGCTCCGACCGGGACGCGGACGCCATCATAGCCAAGATCGAGGCGCGGCTGGCCACGTGGGTCCTGCCCGCTGGTGGAACCCGTATCAGGATGTGACGACCTTGCCTACCCCTCTGCCCAACTACACGTTCACGGTGACGCCCCCTGGGGGGTCGCCGATAAACTACACCGCCAAGTTTACTTATTCGGGCGGCAGCGGCGGGGCGTCCATATCACAGAACTTTGGTAGGCAGGGGGACACGGCCACTTTCATACTGACTGACGAGTACGCCACCAGCGGTAGCGCGATACATATACAGGTGCTGAGTCAGGTCAAGCTGGTGGACAACACCGCTGGCCAGACGCTGTTCGCCGGTCTGTGTACCAACCCCAAGCTTACGGTGGTCAGTCCTACGGTCAACGAGTGGACGCTTCAGTGCGTTGACTACGCCTTCTATGCGGACACCTCGGAGGTACACGGGACCTTCTTCGGATTTACCGTGGACCAGATAATAATCAGCTTGACCCGACAGGCTGACTGCGGTATCACTGCCGACACCATCGAGAACGGCGGCTTCGTCCAGAAGGGCCCGCAGCTGGCCAGTTTCATCCTGGCTTACAACACACTGTCCAACGCATGGCGCAAACTATCTGTTCTGGCCGGTAAGCAGACTCCATTCGGCTGGTACGTCGACGAAAACCGGGCGCTGCATTTCTTCGACGCCACCACCGCTCAGGTGTCCGGTGTGACTTTCACCACCAGCCCTACCACCGACGGGTCCCTTACTGAGGGTCACTTCAGCCGAGACAGCATGAACTACGAGTGGGACGGTACCGGCATCCGTAACCGCATCATAGTTCAGGGCGCCACCAACGTTGTATACCATGGGTCCACCAGCACCGCGTCCCCCCACCCCACCGATAAATGGGTAAGTAATGGGGTGCAGACCGCGTGGCCGCTACGGTACACGGTCATCGACGTACCGATTATCAAGTTGAACAAGACCAAGGTAACTCCGGCGGTAGTGCCAGCCGGGTCTCCGGCGTCCAGCTCCACGTGGCAGGTGGTGGAGAACAGCGTCGGTGGCTGGTCCCTGACAACTTCGTCTCCACCGGCCAAGGGCGTAGAGATATCCATCTGGTACAACTACAAGGTACCGGTAGTGGCTATCGCCAACGACTTCCAGTCACAGGCCACCTACCCGGGTCCCAACCACGGCATCTTCGCCACGTACATCCTGGACCGGTCGCTTACCACGGTGCCCATGGCTCTGAACCGGGCCATGCGGGAGCGGACCGAGTACGCGTTCGCGGTAGAGCGCATCATCTTCAACACCACCGAAGACTGGATCGGATGGGTTCGGTCGGGCCAGGTGTGCACTGTGGTCAATGCGTTTGTGCCGGACGCCCAGAACAGTTACGCGCTGGGTATCAACGACACGTTTCTTGTTACCGGTAACCGCGTGTCGTTCACCACCACCGGACACCGTATCAGCAACATAACCGCCATCAGGGTGTGATCTAATATGCCGGGGGTTTTTCGTCCCTACACGTTGGTCGATATCCTGGGCACGATGAACGACCAGTCCACCCAGCAGACGGCCAACGACGTGACTGACGGCGTGGGCGACTTCGGAGAGACCAACGAGACGTTCTCCGTAGGCGAATCTGTCACCGGATCTGTTGTAGTGCTGTCACAGGTGTTCTGGGACAACGCTACCTGGGGCACGTTCACTTGGACCTAGGATCACTAAGGTGATACGCTTCAGTTATGGGCGAATCCACTATCACCGTGTCCGGCAAGCTGTCGCTTACCGTGTTTCGCCCGGATGGCTCTGTCCGAGACCGCCGCGAAGGCGACAACATAATGTGCCTGGCCGGTAAGACCGTGCTGGCTTCGGCGCTGGTGTGGTCGGGCATACAGGACCAAGCCAGCAACCTGGGCATCACCACTTCGACTTACCTAACTCCGCTATGGGGGGCGGTGGGGTCGGGCGCAGGCACCGTGGCCAACACCGACGCCCTGCTGTTCAACGAACTCGGACGACAGACGGTGGGTGCCGGGGCGTTTTCCCCCGCCACCGCTTCCATCTCCGCTCAGGTCACCTGGTTGTTTTACTTCCCGGCACCCGCCACCGCTTGGACGGTAACCGAAGCCGGGGTGTTCGCCAACGGCACCAGCAGCAACGCCACGGTGGCCCAGGCTGGTACTCTGATAGACCACTGGGCGTTCAGCCCCCCGCTGTCGGTGCCCACTACTGACACCTTGCTGTTGCAGGCTACGTTCAGCATCTCGTAGGAAGGCGGGCGACGCGTGGTAGCCACTCCCACCTGGCTGGCGGCGACCGCTGGCCAGGACGCCACAGCGGGTCAGATAAACCAGTTCCTAGGGCTTCACACCGCCCAGATGGTGTATGGAAACGGAACAGTCAAAGCCTCTCAGACTACCGCCGGAGCCGTAAACGTATCTACAGTCGGTCAGTACATCTCGCAGTCGTTCACCACCGCCGTAGGGCAGACGGCCATCGGCCAGGTGCTGCTGCGGGTGAGCGGAGTAGGTCCGTCAGCACCTCCCGTACTCAACTTGTCGCTGTACGCGGATGACCCCGCCACCGGGTTCCCCACCGGCAGCGCGCTGGCCTCGGTTCTGGTCCCCAGCGAGTACATAGCCACGTCCGGTACCTGGGTGACGTTCCCGCTGGTGGCTTCTGTAACCGCCAGCACCGTTTATCACTTGGTTACAGCCCCAGTAGGCACGGTCACCAACCACTACCAGTGGTTGCAGTCGAACCAGGTGTCCGGGGCTGCGCTGTCTCCCGACGGAGTTACCTGGACCGCCCAGTCGTACGGCCTGACCTATCAGGTTCTGGATACGACGGTAACTTACGGCCAGCCCACCCTCATCGTCGAAGACGACGGCACCCGATGGACCAGTCTCTCCTACGGTTCCACGGGCAACCTCAATAACATAATCGAGTTCACCGTGGGTCAGACCTCCGTCGGGTACATGTACTCATCCAGGTTTGTTACGTACACCAACGGACTTCAGACGGGGGTCAGCTGATGGTAACTCCCAACTGGCAGACGGCTTCTACCGGCAGTCCCCCAAAAGCCGACCACGTCAACCAGTTTTTGGGGTCCCACGTCTCGCAGGACCTGTACAACGGCGTGTCCATAGCCTCGGTCACCACCAACGGCACCGCGTCCACCAGCACCTACCTGACTTACCTGGCCCAGTCTTTCACCATGGTGGGGACCACCGTAGGGCTGGTGCGGGCCCCCATAGAAACCACGGTGTCGACCGGCGGATCCGGCCTCACCCCCACCACGCTGAGTCTGTACGCCAACTCGGCTGGCGCCCCCTCGGGGTCACCGATAGTCAGTACCGCTGTGACCGCTGAGTACGCGTATCTCACCACTGCCAACGGCGCTGTCAACACCCGTACGTATTACCCGCTGCCAGCTACCGGTCTGACCAACGGGGCCACGTACTGGCTGGTGCTGGCGGCGGCCGGAGACCCGGTCAACAACTACACCTGGTATCAGTCAGCGTCCGTGTCCGGAGCTTCCACCTCCCCTGACGGGATAACCTGGACCCCGCAGGCGTACGGTTTCAGATACACCGTGTTCGACCAGACTCCCAGCGGCCAGCTGTTCTCGGTGTGGGAGGACGGCGGCAAACGATGGACTTTCTATGTGTACAACGCCAACACGCGCACCATGGCGTCCTACTCCGAGTACACCGTGGGACAAGCGGGGTACATCCAGTCGTACCGTACGTTTTCATACTCGAACGGATCACTATCGGTGGTGAGCTGACCAATGGCGTCCACTCTCGAAGTTCTGAACCTTGCCTCCATTCAGTTCAGGAACAACCCCCCGGAGTTCCTGGCCATCCAGACCGCCACCAGCACCTCGATGACCTCCGGCACCTCCTGGTTGTCTCTGAACTTTGCCGACAGCGCGGGCATCCTGGTGGACAACTACAGTGGTCACTCTACCTCCGTGAACAACACCCGCTATACGATCCAGGTGGCAGGCACGTACACCATCGGCGGCAGCGTTACCTTCCAGGCCAACACCACGGGCCTGCGGGGAGCACGCTTGGCAAAAAACGGAAGCGCTATACCGGGGCTAGCCTCGATGATGGCCACCCCCACGTCCACCGCCATCAGCACCGGAATCACCCTCCCCACCCGAAACCTTACCGGTCTAGTGGTAGGAGACTACCTGGAGCTACAGGGGCTTCAGAACTCTGGGTCCACCCTCACTACCTACATCGGCGCGGACATCGTAACCATGCTGTGGATCAGGTGGGATCACCCGTAACGTCGAGAACGGAGTTCCTCAATGAGCAGCACCAACACCGTCACGCAGTACCTGATCGGCATCGGCATCGGTAACTCCGGGGGTAACATAACCCTGAACGCCAGCGACGGCGTGACCGACGCCATGGCCCTGGACGTGGTCACCCGGCTGCAGAACGTCGCCTGGCCTACCGGCATCTTCCTGAACATCACCATCAGCAAGGTCACCGACGTCAACACCAGCTCCAGCGGGTCCCCCAACCTGAACCCCACCGTGTTCCTGTAAGGTAGTTAACTGTGGCCACCACACCGAATTACTCCGCAGTCAGCAACGGTTTGCCTGTAGACCTGTCTGCGGTGAACCACGCGGCGCACATATCACAATTCGTGGGGACACACAACCTACGGATAGGATACAACGGCGCCCGCAAGCTGTCTCCTCTCAGCGGGGACAACCTGGTGTGGTACAACCCCAGCACCCTTCAGGACGTCAGCCAGCCAATAACCATGTCTGGCACTGTGATGGGCCGGGTACTGGTCCCATTGTTGCCGGTAGGAAACGGTGGCGACGTTCTGGTCAGCTTGTACAGTAACTCGGCAGGATCGCCCAACATAGCCGCTGGCGCCTTGGCTCAGACCTTGGTGCCAGCGGGCATAATCAATACACTGGCCGCCCCGACCGGGCTGACCGACGCGGGGCCAGGTGCGCTTCCCCAGAACAACACCTACTATCTCAGCGGCGGTACCGTAACCAGCACCATCGCGCCCCCCGTCGGCGACAGCATCATTATGACCGCCCTGTCCTCCGGGTGCTTCACTTACAGCGGTGACTACATCATCGGCGCTGGCGGTGACAATGGTGTGTCCAGCACCAACAAGGTGTTCACCTACGAGTACCTTGGCGGAGGGGCGCTGAGTCAGGCCACCTTCCAGCCGTCCCTACCTGTCGGCGCCAGCAACGCCACCGTGATAACCACCAGCGACACCATAGTATTCGCTGGCGGACAGACGCTGTCCGGGGGAGTTTACACACACGTCAACAACGTGTTTGTGGCCAGCTGGGATTCCAACCAGGGCATAATCGGGCAGTGGTCAGCCGCGTCCTCGCTACCTACCGCCGTGGCTCACGCCGGTGGCGCCAGCTACAACAACACGGTATACGTAGTCGGCGGGGACGTCACCGGACCTACCCCCGCCAATACAGTGTACTACGCCACCATATCCAACGGCCACATCGGCAGCTGGGTAACCGGTCCCGCGCTACAGCAAAAGCTGACCGGAGCTTTCGTCACGGTGGTGGACAGCTGGCTGGTGGTGTCGGGCGGCATCCCGGCTCTGGCTGGCACGGGCACCAGCAGCACCGCCGTTTACTATACTCCCATCAACGCCGACGGCACCCTTACCGGGTCCTGGCAGGTAGGGTCTCCGCTACCCACGGGCGTCGACGCGTACGACATCACTGCCAACGCAGTCAGCTTGGGCGGTACAGCCACCTGCATCATCGGCGGGTACAACACGGTAGTAGGCACCGTCTCCCCGGTCAACGAGACGCTAATACAGTCGGGAAACAGCTACGGGTTCAATCATCACTGGGTCACCAACAAGTGGACCATCACCAGCTCGGTCAGTGGCCCCAACGACCTGGTGGGACCTTCGGGCGCGTTCGACAACGGTGACGGGTCATGGGACGTGGTGGCCATCATGCCCGTCAACGGCGACAGCACCGACATCCAGTACCAACAGGTTACCTTCACTCCGGTACCGGCGATCTCCATCCCGCTGGTGGCCACCGGCCTGACCAACGGCGCGGTGTACCACATAGTGTTCACTCAGGTCAACCAGGTAACCGAGAACGACTACGTCAGCATCCCCATAGCCAACGGATCGTACAGCTCGGACGCCTTGGTGGCTTCCCGACACGGAACTTCGTGGTCCACCCTGAGGGCCGGATACTCGGTGCCAGTAGTGGTGTACGACAACCAGGCCAACGTTGTTACAACCGACACGGCCGGTAACTTCATCAATGACTCTAACGTGTATCACATCTGGGCGGACCCTGACGCCGGAAACTCGGGCAGCGGAGCGTTTGCCAACCTGGCCTCCAGGTGGAGCTACATCGGGTACAGTTATGCCAACCTGCCGCTGCTGATGTCCGACACCACCGTACATTCTACCTCGGCTCTGAACGTCAATCCCACGTTTGCTAGCGGGGTGAGTAACTGGACGCCGGTCAACTGCACCTTTACTCAATCCAGCGCCCACGTCCATGGTGGGTACCTGTTTTCCGGGCTTATTACCCCTAACGGCACCTCGGCCACAGTATACGTAGAGTCCGAAAAGGAAAACATCCCGATAAACCTGGCCAGCAGCGGGGCCCCTAACTACGTTTACGTCAGCGGGTGGCTGTACTCGGCTCTGGGAACCTCCAGCTTCTCGCTGTCCACCAACTGGTACGACAGCGCCAGCGTTTACCTTTCTACCTCTAACACTATCGTATCCCTACCAGCCACTACGTGGACCTTTGTCGGCAACTGGTTCGCCGTACCGTCGGGAGCGTCCCGGGCCACGGTGGTGCCCACCTTGGGGGGAACACCTAGCGCAGCTAACCTGCTTTACTTGTCTGACATACGGCTCAACCTGTCCCCAGAGTTGACCCGTTGCACCGCAGCTGTCAGCACTGTCAGTTACGTCAATCGTCACCTACCGTCACTGATACCTCAGCTGCTGTGATTCAGCTGCGGACCTGCGATGAACAGGAGGGCCTGTGTCGAATGACGTTACCGTGGGGGAGCTGGACCGAAGACTACGAGACCACGAAAAGAGGTCTGACAACGAACACAAGCTGCTGCACGCCAGAATAGACCAAGTGGCCGCTTCTTCGGTCCATGTGGACGTGCACGACCAGATAGAGCACAACCGAGACGAGGACCTGGAAAACGTCCGTTCGCGCGTCGGCGTCTTGGAAGCCAAGCCTGGAGTCACCAAAAGCCAGATACTGGCCGTGGTGACCGTAACCATCGGCATAATCGGTCTGGTGATTCAGGCGTACAGCGCCGCTCAGGGGGCCAAATAATAATGGTTACCAGAGACCGGGTGGTGTGTCTGATCACCACCCTGGCCGCCACGGCCATGCTGTCAGCGCTGATGTTTGTGGGCTGGTCAGTAAATCTGCTGTCTACCAGCAACGCGCACCTGGAGCGCAGTAGGACGACTGATCAGCAAACTATCCGCAGTCTTACCGAGGAACTGAACCGTCTGCGGCTTACCGGGTACAGCCGCACCGCCTCCTATTCTTCGGTTTTCACCTGTGGTAACCTAGACAATAAATGAACCGCGCCCGTTAGCTGGGAGCCGCGATGACCGTCAACGCACACGACCAGATGATGACCCTGCATCTGGTGCAGCACGTCGAAGCTCACGAGCCTCGTGAAACCGACCCTCACTACCACCTGTTCGAGGAGGCCAAGCGCAGGCTGAAGTCCCAGGGCCTGTGGAAGTGCATCATCAACGACGAGCTGTGTGGCGGCCAGCCCGAGCTGCACCACAGCCACATCGAGTTCTCCGCCATCGGCCAGGTCGACCCCCACAAGGTGGAAAAGGCCTACGGCTTGCACTTCGACAGCGACGAGGACTTCCAGCAGTGGGTGGAGCAACCAGGAAACCTTGAGGTGCTGTGCTCCAACCACCACCGGACCCGGTACGGCATCCACGTTCTACCGGAGCCTCTGTGGCAGAACGTGCGGTTCCACCGGGAGGGGCTGGCTACCCCCGCCGAGTTCCTTTCCGCCGCCCAGTTCGCCGCCCTGAGGACCGACCCTGAGGAGAAGTAGCCTGTGGGAATCTACGGACAAGACTGGTCCAGCTACCAGGACAGCTCGCCGTCCACTGCTGGACTTAGCTTTGCCTTCACCAAGATCACCGAAGGCCTCGGCTACACCAACCCCAAGTGGGTGAGCCAGCGAGACGACGCCAAGAAGGCCGGACTCGTGTGGGGCGGTTACCACTACCCCGTCATGAGCAACAGCCCGACGGCCGAGGGTGACCGGTTCCTGAGCAAGGTGGACTGGAAACCGGGAGACCTCATCTGTCTCGACTGGGAAGGCTACGACGCGGCCAACCAGTCCGTGTCCAAGTCGACTCAGGCGGCGTACAAGGACGCCTGGCTCAAGCACATCAAGTCCCGCATGCCGCACAACCCGGTCGGCATGTACTGCAACGTCGAGTACTGGAAGAACGTCGACACCACCAGCTACTTCGGCGATTTCCTATGGATCGCCGACCCCGGGGCGCCCATCGGGCACCCCCGCATCACGGCGCACTGGATGTTTCACCAGTACGGCGAGAGTCGTGGCCTGGATCTCGACTACTGCGGCTTGACAAGTCGCAGCACGCTACAGTCATGGGCCCTGTCGTTCAGCCCCCCAACCGAGGAGGATTCGTTGCCGTTCACCGAAGCTCAGATCAGGAAGTTCGTCAACGAGGAGGTAGTCAACGCGGTCACCTCCGCTCACGTCCGCGACTCCACCGCCCTGGCCCTGTGCCAGTGGCTACAGCACGCCCTGGCTGGCGACTACAAGGCCGACCCCAAGAGTCCCAGCGCCTGGGACCAGCTGATGCCGAAGCTGTCGGCGTCGTTGAACACCCTGAGCCCCGGCGTCAAGAGCCAGCTGGTGGCTGCCGTCGAGGCCGCCGTCAAGGACTCGGTGGTGAAGGTGTCGGTGGACGTCGTCTCCGCACCCCCGAAGGCCTGACCCGGCGTGGCCGTCGTCGAGCCCCTTCCGGGGGACTTTGCTCTGGTGAGGGTCAGTGGCCCCACGGGTCTGCTGATCCGGCTGGGCCAGGGGCTGGTCAGCCACACGCTGGCTGACTACGAGCACGCGTTCGTATACCTGGGCGACGGCCAGCTGGTGGAAGCTGAGCCCGGGGGCGTGCGCGTCAAACCGCTGAGCGAGTACCACGGTAGAAACCTGATGTGGTCCACCGGGTCCGTCCGTCTGTCTCGGGGCCAGCGGGTCACGATCGTGGCCGCCGCCTGGGCCATGAAGGGCCGCCCCTACGACTACTGGGACTACCCGGACATCGCCGCGTACCACATTCCGTTCCTTCGACGTCTGCTCGGACTGGAGAACCGTCACCGGCAGGCGGTTATTTGCTCTCAGCTGGTGGCGGAGACGTACAACGCGGCGGGCGTCTCTTTGTCGTCCGAGCCGGATCGGTACGTCACCCCCGCCGATCTGCACAACTGGCTGGTTCGTCACAACTGATCCGTGACGCCTGGGGCCTGGTCTCACACGCCCCAGGCGTCACACCGCTATACTAGCGCCAGAGACAAGCTCCGTGGTATACTTGTGACCATGACGAACCAAACCGCAAGCGCGGCGGTTACTCTCGACGCATTTGCGGCGAGGGTCGGCTGCCACTTCACCACCGCGTCCCGGCTGAAGTCGGGAGAGCGACTGCCCGGCCGGGCGCTGCTCGGTCGCATCATCGAGGCCTACCGGTTGGACGCCGCCGAGGCCCTGACCATCTACACTTCCCCGACCGACGCCCACCAGCTGTTCGGTGAGTACCTCCGACGGGAAGTGTTCAGCCCCGACAAGGAGACCGCCAGTGACAACCAGGAAGCTGCCTGAGGCCGAGTGGCGAATCCGGAACGTCCAGGCCATCATGGCTGCGTTCCGGTCAGCTCTACGGCTTCCCGAGTTCGCCTCGGTCCACGCGGGTCGCTGGCGCCATCAGTCCGGCGTGGAGCTGGAGACCGGGTATGTACACGGCGAGGGCACCGTCAGACTGTACCACCCGTCCAACCCTAGCAAGCCGTACCGGACCTGGAAGTTCACCGGCAGGGACGACTCGGAGGAGTTCAAGGACGCCTCCGGCCGGTTCCAGGTTCTGACCGACCGGTACCACCGCCCGTCCGACTACATCACCGCCTGAGCCCCCCCCCCCCCCCCCCGCCCCCCCCCCCCCCCCCCGACGGCCCCTCTCCCTGTTCGAGAGGGGCCGTTCGCATGACTGACTGGAGAAAGTTAGTGGCGTCTCTTCCTATCCGCACCGACCTGGAAGTAGTGCTGGAGCTGCTGCTGAGGGCTTCTTCGGACCTCAACGTCATATCGCTGGGGCTTGAGAACAAGAGCACCGTCGACAGCCGCCTCAAGACCTGGTCCCAGGGGCCGATAGATCAGGCCATCACTCTCCTCAGGCGCGTAATAGAGGACGCCACCGGCGCCTCCGACGGCCACTTGCCTGGGTAGCAACCGCTCTGGTATACTGGGTTGTATACAACACAGGATAGAGAGGGGACGCCAGGCGATGGCCACCATACCGCCGGAGTACCAGCACAACAGCTACAAGCGCGACGTCATCACGGACGCTCTCAAGGTGCACGACCGGGAATGCTGCACCAAAGACCGCCCCTGCGGGCTCCGTATCGGTCTCACCAAGCAGCTGGTGACCCTCATCGGCAGGGTCGTTCCTTCTGTCGCCGCCGAAGAGCCGTCCCCCTCTTTCACCGTCAGGGAGCCGAGGTCGTCGGCGGTTCGCACCGACAGCTCGGCCACTGAGCCCCAGATCGGCCTGATCCGGCGGCTGGCCAGGGAGCGGGACGTCACCAGCCTCAGCTCCCAGCTGGCCGGTCACCTGAGCCAGGTCGTCGGCGGGGGTCTTATCGGGTTCGGGAACGCCAGCGCGCTGATCACCCGAATGATGGCGCTGCCCCGGCTTCCCGATGACCAGCAGCCCGCCAGCCCCCGCCAGTTGGAGCTGATCAGCGCGCTGGCCGCCGAGATGAACCTCACCCCCAGCAAGCTCGACACGTTGTCCTACGCGGCGGCCAGCAAGCTGATCGACAAGCTCAAGGGCGCCCGCAACGGCACCGGCGTCGGTGGCTCTACGCTGAAGGACGGCATCTACATGCGGCCCGACGGCAACATCTACATGGTGATCCACGCGGTGCACGGGTCCGGCCGACAGTACGCCAAGAAGCTGACCATCCTGGATGAACCCCGCGTGCTGCGAAACGGCAGCGTTCGGATCCACACCTTCCTCAAGGAGGACGGAGCGATCCGTACCCTCACCCCCGAGATGATGATCACCAAGGAGCAGGCGAAACAGTTCGGCAAGCTGTACGGGGCCTGCGTGCGCTGCGGTATCACTCTCACCAAGGAAGACAGCAAGGACCGGTCGGCGGGGGACGTATGTTTCGGTAAGATGTTTGGGGCCTAAGTGCTTAAGAAGTTCGACCTGGAGGAGCCGGTGGCCTGGGCGACGATCGCTCAGCCACCGGCCCGCCGTATGTACCAGCACCAGGACACATTCAAGCGTCGGTGTCTCCGCCGTGCCAAGTGGGCAGGCTGGGTCGACAGGTACCCGGGCGGGTGCTGGCTGTGGACCGGTCCATTCAAGGAGAAAGAAGGTCGGCCTCTTCCGTACCCCATATATCACCTGACCATAGGAAGCCACCGGGTGGCTACCCGGTCCGCTTACTGGTGGATGATGGAGGAATGGTTCCCGGAGTTTGTTCCCAGCGGCAAGCGTGCCGTCACAGTTCCCAGCTGTGGCCAGGGGCTGTGCGTCAGCCCTATTCATCGCACCCAGATATGGTCGACCGTACGCACGAAGCTGACCCCTACAGAGGTGCTGTTCATATACGACCACCGGCACCGCATAGACTCTTATCAGCTCGCCGACATGTTCGGCGTCAGCCAGAGCGCTGTGGCCAACATCTGGACCGGTAAGCGGTGGTCCAACCTGACGGGAAAGAAGTACCAGCCGGGACGTCGGCGGCGCTTGTCCCAGTAGCAACTGTACTGGTACAATAGTAGTACGCCGCCGGGGCGGACCCGCCGCCCCGGACACGAAAGGACTGTTACGTGAGCTACCTCATCGGAGTCGGAAGCCTGTCCCACCTGGAGCACGTCCCGGGTCCGCCCGAGCAGACGCTCGGCAACCAGTTCCAGTCCGTGTGCCGGTGCGGCCACCGGGGGCGCGCGGCGTCCAATCCGTCATCGGCCTACAAGGACGTCCAGGCCCACGCCGACGCGGTCAACGCCCCCTCCGTCTCCCCGGCCCCGGCCCCGGCCCCGGCCAGCGCCAGCAGCGGCCCGCGCACGTGTGGGTGTGGGTGTGGGGCCACGGTCCGCAGTAACTTCCTTCCCGGGCACGACGCCAAGCTGCTCAGCCAGATCGCGGCCGGGGTTAGGGACAAGACCCTCACGATCGCTGAGGCGCTGGATCGACTGTCCGCCATGCCCAGCCTCAAAAACAAGATGGAGTCCCGGATGCGCGCCGCAGGTATCTTGTCCTAGGCGCAAAAGTGTGGTAAAATAGGAGGTGAAAGAGAGGCGGCCCCTGGCTGACCTCTCACCCTCCTACGTTGGGAAGCTAGTGCCCCCCATCGTCATCAGCTGGTCGGAGATCAGTAAGTTCCGCCAGTGCCCACACGCTCACCTGCTGACCTATAAGGAGCGGTGGGTCAAGCCCACCCCTCACAACTCGGCCCTGGGCAAGGGCACCCTGTTTCACAAGACCATCGAAGTCTACTACCGGTCTATCATGCAGGGTGCCAGCGGCGCTGTGGCCCTTGAGGACGCCAGGCGCGAGATCCGGGACTACCGGCAGCTGGGAATCGACCCGGACATACTCGGCCTGATCGAGTGGATGCTGACCGGGTACCACGACCACTGGCAGGGCGACCCTGCCTGGGAAGTGGTGGATGTCGAACGAAGGTTCCAGGTACCGCTGCGCACGGCCACCGGCCGCCTGTCCGGGTTCGTTCTGAAGGGCGGCATTGACCTGATCGTCCGCAACCGGTCCAACCATCGCCTGATGCTCATCGACCACAAGACCTGCGCCAACCTACCCAAGGACCGTGAGCTGGACCTGGACGATCAGTTCGCTCTGTACCTGTGGGCTATGCGGCAGCTGGGCGGCCCGGTATTCGCCGCTATCCACAACGCGGTTAGGACCACCCGCAACAAGGGAGACTATCCCGAGGTGGTGGCCGAGTGGCACCAGGTCAAGTCGGCAGGCGGCAAACCCGGCGTCCAGCCCAAGCCCCAGGAACTTGAAGCCAGGTTCGCCCGCACCTACCTGAACCGCACCGACCGCGAACTGGACACGGTCGCTCAGGAGGCTCTGGCCACCGCGCGCGCCATGTACTCCAGGTCGAACCATCATCAGCGTCATCCGGACACCGATCGGTGCCGGTGGATGTGCGCGTTCACCGAAGCCTGCCTTACCGGACGAAAAGTCGGCGAGGAACGAGAGCGCCGGTTCCTGTTGGACACCGGCTTCCAACAGGACTTCTCCCGGCACTGAGACCAACCCGCGAGCCCTGGCCCGCCCGGCCAGGGCTCGCCCGTATCTACCAAGGAGGAAGCTGTGACGATGTCCCGGAAGGACGCCCGGGCCTACCTGCGGTCAACTCTCAGATCGCTGGTTCCCGACCGTGTCATCGACGATCTGTGGGACCGGGTGGTGGCTCCCCTGTACGACCTCGGACGTGTCTCGGACACCGTCGGACACCCGGACACCGCGTCCGAGGACACCGTCGGACACCCGGACACCGCGTCCGAGGACACCCGGACACCGTTGGACGTACTCCAGACGTACGGCTGGCTGTCCGCCTGCGACAGGTGCCCCCTAGGGGGGGTGTGCGACCGCTGTTATCAGCGTGTCAAAGAGGGGGTTGTGCCGTAGACAAGTCCTATGCTACAATAGGTGTATGCACCGAGCCCCCCCCGGTGCTAGGGACGCGGCGGAAGTCGCGTCCCGGTTGGACGGATAGCTCAAACGGTAGAGCGGAAGCGCACGTCAGGGGCCCCACAAAGGGAGCGGATCTCCTCGGGTGGGCTGTCCCGGTCCCTGGCAACAGATGCGGGTTCGAATCCCGCTCCGTCCCCCCCGTGGTGTCAGTCAGTCGTCAGAAAGGAGCGTCACGTGGCAAAGAAGAACTCCGGCGGGGGCGGGAAGAAGGCCGTCGCCGTCGCCACCAACACCGAGCGCCGTAGCGGCAAGGCGTGGAAGGTCCGGCCGTGCGGCCAGCGCCACGACCCGGCCCCCTGTGGTCGGGGTAAGTGCAAGAAGCCCGTCAAGACCAACTAACGTTCCTGGGCCCGTCGTCTGCCGGATGTGCACCCGGCGGCTGGTGATAGCGCGCGTAGCGGGTTCGAATCCCGCCGGGTCCACTAGCACAACAACTCAACAGCGAGAGCGGAGTGGATAAGGTATCCGGTTCGATTCCGGGTTCCCCTGGGTGGGGTGTGGGGTTCGATTCCCCTTCACCTTGGAGGCAAATAGGGCGGCAGCCCGCCTAGGTAGGTTCGATTCCTGCCCCGCTCACTGGTCGGGAAGGCACACCCGACCTGGCCCGGCGCCTAGGAGCCGGGCGGTGCCGGTGGTCTAAGTAAGACGGTGAAGCCAGAGGTAGGACCTGGCTGAGACACTCACAGATGCGGGTTCGATTCCCGTCCGGCACACTGCGGCAGTTATCGTTTGCGGAGTGGCGCGGCGATAACTGCCGCTTTCCATCCGCCACCATAGCTCAGTTGGTAGAGCGCGGCTCTGAAACAGCCGAGGCACAGGTTCGAGTCCTGTTGGTGGCACGCTACCGGGAGCCGTTCGGCCCGCCGGTCAGCATCAGGTCACCACGCACACAACCCGAAGGAACCGCATGCCCCCGTTGAAGTCCCTCGCCGAGATCGAGGGTGAAGAGTTCGTCAACGTCCTGTACTACGGTGAAGGCGGGTCGGGCAAGTCCACCGCCGCCGCCCACCTGGCCAAGCTCGGCAAGATCATCTACGTCGACGCCGAATCGGGTGTGAAGGCCAAGCCCCTTCGCGAGCTGGGCGTCCCGGTCGAGAACATCATGCCCTACCGGGTCACCTCCTACGAGGACCTGGACCGTCTCTACTGGTCCGTCAAGGACATGATCGATTCCGACCCCGGGTCGGTCGCCGGAGTCGTTTTCGACTCCATGACCGAGCTGCAGAAGAAGCTGATGGAGGACATCCGTCACAAGCGGCACGTCAAGCGCACCGCCGTCGGCATGGTGGACGACGAGTTCAGCGCCGAGCAGGACGAGTGGGGCAAGATGACCGAGCAGGTCCGGCTGATCTCGCGTCGGTTCCGTGACCTGGACTGCCACGTGGTGTTCGTCTGTCTCGCCAAGCGGGAGATCGACACCGACGGGGCGTTCTACCGACCGGCCCTCACTCCCAAGTTCGCGGTGGACATGGTCGGGTACGTGGACGTCGTGTGCTACACCGAGCAGAAGGAAGGGCCGCAGGACGACCGGTCCCGGTTCGTGGCCGTCACCCGCCCCGTCGGCAAGGCCCGGGGCAAGGACCGGTTCGGTGCCCTCCCGGCCGTCTTCCCCAACCCCACCATGGACCGCATCATCGAGTACGTCCAGGCGGACGACAGCCGGGCCATGGCTGTCGCTGACCCGCTGATCACGACCTACTACGAGCGCACCCACCAGAACCCGTTCGACGGGTCCATGGTCGATGAGTCCACCGGGGAGATCACCCCCGCCTAGTGGGCCACTGCCGGTCGGCACACGGATTGCGCTAGCACAAGACCACGTGCTATACTGGCTACAGAACGGGGGCGCCGCCAGCCAGACGGCGCTCCAGTCCACGCTCGTGAAGAGCAACCCCTGCCCGGGGAACCGAGGGCATACACAGAAGCAGTACCGCCAGAAAGAGAGGCACCAAATGCCCCGTCTCAACGACGACGTCGCGAACAAGGTCGAGGCGGCCGAGGACGGCTTCAAGCCGATCGACCCCGGCATCTACGTCATCCAGCTGGTCGAGGACGTGGCCGTCAAGGAGGGCGAGAAGGGCCCGTACTGGAAGTGGTCGTTCCAGGTCGTCGACGGCCCGTTCTCCGGGCGCAAGCTGTGGGAGAACACCAGCCTCTCCGAGGCTGCGTACTTCAAGCTCAAGAACGTGTTCGCCGCCTTCGGCGTTCCGGTCAACACCGACACCGGTGAACTGGTGGGCCGCAAGATCCGGGCCCAGGTCGGACACGAGGTGACCCAGAAGGGCGCCCACGCGGGCAAGATCAGCAGCAAGATCCAGGAGTTCCTGCCGCTCGACGGTCCCGTCGGAGTCGGCCTGGCCTCCAACGGCAGTTCGCTCTCCGCCGCTCCGGCGGCCACCCCGGCCGCCGAGAACAAGCCCCTCTTCTGACGGTTCCCGCCGTCACTACCCCCGGGCCGCCCCTCCCCCCTCCAGGGGAGGGGCGGCCCTTCCCATTTAGGAGGTAATCTGATGACGTTCAACCCGGAGGCCATGACCCGGCTCCGCAAGGACCTGAAGGACGCGGACGGCAACCCGCTGTCGGTGTCGAAGCTGGCCCGCATGGTGGGCACCGACCGTACGCTGGTGTCAGGCTGGGAGAACGGCCGACGCACCCCTACCGTGGCGTCCATGACCAACCTGGCCGACGCGCTGGGCTGCTCCCTGGACGACCTGGTGATCCGGCGGAACCCCCCGGCGGCTCCCGCTCCCACGGAGTAGGCTCGTCCCGGCCCGGGACGGTATCTCCCGCAAGCGTACGGCCCGCCCGGGCCTCCCGGGGCCGTCCTGCTCCTACGAGGCCGCCGGAGACCCCTCCGGCGGCCTCCCCCGTAGAAAAAATGTAGGACCGCCCCTACGCAGGTGTAGGATTCTCTCACGCCCCGTCCGTCACAAGGAGGTGATGACTGATGCTGAACAGGACGGCAGTAAGAAGGGCCATGGCCCGCAAGGGCGTTACCGTGTCAGGTCTGGCCCGTAAAATTGGGTCCCATCGACCCGACGTGTCCGCTTGGGTCAACGGAAGACACACACCGACCCTGAGAAACGCTGTCCGGTTGGCCGAAGCCCTGGGCTGCTCCCTGGACGATCTGACAGAAGACCGCCCATAACGTTATCGCAACTATCCGACGGGATGGCGCAATGACAGAAATGAATGAGGCCCAGCGGATCCGTCCTCCGCTGGGCCCTGACCATCCGATCACCCGCTCCGAGTCTAACACAGAGGTGCCTGAAGAGCAAACCCCGTTCCAGCGAGCGGCCGACCTGTACCGACAGGCGGGCTGGTCCGGAACCATCGTACTTCCCTCGGGCAAGAAGTCCCCGCCCCCCAACGGGTACACCGGATACGACGGGCGCTGGCCTGCCGCCGGAGACGTGGCCACCTGGTCCGGCAACATCGGACTGCGCCTCCCCGACGGGGTCGTCGGAATCGACGTCGATCACTACGGCGCCAAACGGGGCGCGGACCAGCTGGCCGAGCTGGAGGCCAGGGTGTGCCCCCTGCCGCCCACCTGGTCGTCGACCCGCCGGGGGTGGGGCGACTCCCGCATCAGGTTCTACCGGGTTCCCCCCGGCAGGCAGTGGCCCACCAAGGCCGCTACCGACATCGACGTCATCCAGTTCAGCCACCGGTACTCGGTGGTGTGGCCCTCCGTGATCGACGAGGACGGCCTGCGGTACCAGTGGTTCACCCCGGAGGGGGAGGAGGCCAGCGCGCCCCCGCGAGCCGACGACCTTACTTTCCTCCCCGACCTGTGGGTGGACAACCCCGAGGCGTGGTCTCTGGTCGCCGCCAAGACCGGCCGGTCGTCCGCCGACGGTTCCAGCCGGTCCAAGAAGGCTCTGCTGGAGCTGATGTCGGACGACCCGGACCGGGGGAACGACTGGCTGGCCCGGATCTGCGGGATGCTGGCCCCCTCCGTGGCCGCCGGGCTTCTCCAGGAGGACGAGGCCATCGGGTTCGTCCGGGCGGTAGACATGATGTCCGACCAGCCCCACGAGTCCTCCCGCCTTGAGGCGACGTGGGGGTCCATCTTCAAGCTGGAGCGGAAGAACCACCCCGACCGGAAGGCCGTGGCCCACCTCAACCTGGCCGCGTCTACCCGGCTGGGTACGGTGGTGGAGGTGCCGTCCGGCCCCGTCAAGGTTGACAGCAGCGTTGTTCTGGACTTCTCTGAAGACAACGGTCACCTTCGTGACCGCATCGAGGAGTTTGGATACGAGGCGTTGATCAGAGAATCGTACGTCGACGAAGAGGGTAGGCAGCACAAGGCCCTCACCGCAGTATTCAGCGATTTCAAGCTGCGGGCCACCAGCGTCTACGAGGACGACGGGGTCATCACCTGGATCGTGGATTTCATCACCAAGGACGGCACAGTCAAGCGGGACCGGGAGATCACCTCCGACGTTCTCGCCAACAACGCCGCTCTGAAACGGTGGGTCATGGGCCACGGCGGCCTGCTGCGGTACAACAACCCCAACAATACCGACAAGGGAGACGCTGGTACCCGGATGCAGGCTCTGCTGATGTCGCAGAACCCGCCCCGGTGCGAGATCGTCAGCCACCTTGGGTGGAACGAGAAGGCTGGGGTGTTCGTGGCGGACCAGGGGGTAATCACCCCGGGGCTGTCCGCCATCGAGCCCTTCACCAAGGTTCGCCCCACCAAGTTCGCCATTGAGCACTCCCGCAGCCGGTACGGGTCCGTCGTCGGCGTCAGGGGCGCTGTCGACGTGTTCCGGGAGGTGCTGACCTTCCACGACGAGACAGCGGCCTCCGTGGTCGGGTCCTGGGCTGTGATGTCCGTGCTGCGCGGTCACCTGAACCTGCCGGTGTTTCCCATCCTGAAGGTGGACGGGACCGCCGAGTCCGGTAAGTCCAAGTTTCTGGAGCAGGTGTTCTCGCTGGTCGGGCACACCGGCACGGGCGGCGGCTGGACCAAGGCCACGGCCAGGACCGCGCTGGGCGCCAACGCGTCCGGCATCGTGTGGTTCGACGACTGCGACGGGCTGGCCGGTGACATCCAGGAGCTGTTGCGGCAGGCGGCGACGGGGGGCGACGCCACCAACCGGGACGTGTCCGACCTGTCCAAGCTGCAGGTGACCAGGTTCCGGGCCAGCGCCGCCATCTCGTCCGAAGGCCTGGGAACCTTCTTCAACAGCCAGAAGGCCAACCGCGACCGCATGGTGGCGGTGCACTTCCCCGACCCCAAGGGACGGATGTCTTTCAAGGACCCCACCCGACCCCAGTGGGACGACGTCCAGGAACTGTGGTTCGGCAGGTTCAACCGCGACTACACCCAGATCGCGGGTTCGCTGGTGGCGGGTATCATCGAACTGGCCCCGATGCTGAGCCAGCTCAAGGGGCTGAACAAGACCTCGTCCCGCAGGTCCCAGACCGACAGCCTGATACTGATGGGGGCCATGGTGCTGGACAAGCTCACCGGTGACGGGTTCCACGTCGACCGGGTGCGCAACTGGATCGGGGACCAGGAGGACCTCGGCAACGCCAGCGTGGTGGTGCTGCAGATGATCCCGACCCTGTGGCGGTCCCACCTGTTCCCCGAGACCCGGATGAACGACGTCACCAACCGTAAGACCAGCCCGGGTGTCAACGTGCCGGTGTTCTGGGACGCGGTGACCGAGACGTTCTGGGTGAACGTGTCCAGGATGGCCGACTGCTGGAAGGACCGCAAGGAACGCGACTCCCGCACCGAGTCGCTGACCAGCGAGGACGCCATCCAGTCCGAACTCACCAACATCGGCTGTTCGGGAAGCGGTAAGCCGGTCAGGTTGTCGGACGGCGGCAGGCTGCGGTACCGGGAGATCCCCATCAAGTACTCACAGATGATCCGGGACCGCGCCACGGAGTAGCCAGCGGGCGGCTGCCGCCCGGATACCCCGTCCCGGCCCGGGACGGTATCTCCCGCAAGCGTACGGCCCCGGGTACGGCCTGGGCGCCGGGAGACCCCTACGAGGCCGCCGGAGACCCCTCCGGCGGCCTCGCTGTGTGTCCGGGGTCCGAGGGGGCCAGCGAGCCCCCCCTAGTTTCCTACGAAGAGTAACCGCACTAACTGCTCCATTATGCCGCACCCGTGCTACGACAGATTAGTACGGCTCTCCTGGCACACTCCTGGAACACCCCCGGTGTTCCAGCGGTGTTCCAGTAACTCCCTGGTGTGTTCCAGTAACAAGGAGTTATCTAATTATCATTTGCTCGCTGTGACGAGCTGCTACTGTCTGTTACTGGAACACCGGAACACCCCCTCTGGAACACCCCCTGGAACATAGGGGGTGTTCCATAAGCGTGGCCGGTCAGAGGCTATGGAACACTGGAACACCCACAGGATATATAGGCTTTTTACGTACGTGTGTGGGCGTACGTGCTCGCGCGTACGCGTACGAGGCTTTCTCGCCGGAGGGGTGTTCCAGTGTTCCGTGTAGGGTACACGCATCTTGGCTGGTTATCATATGGTTACTATCAGTTGAAGTAATTCTCATAGTTGTGCTGGGGGACCTCTTATGGTAGACTGGTACCATGCGCCACCGACAAGCGGTGGCCCCGTTCCGGAGGTACCGGTGGAAGTCCAGATCGTGAACACGTCGGAGGTCGTCTCCCGTAAGGCCTCCTCGTCCCAGCTGTTCAAGTACCGCCAGGCGCTGGCAGCCAAGCTGCGCGCGGAGTACCCGGGCCAGTGGGCCCTGATCTCGCAGGGCCACGCCACCCGTGGCTCCGCGCGTCAGGTGCGCGACCGGGTCCGCGCCCACGACTGGTGGGACAAGTTCGAGTGGTCGGTCCGCGCCGCCCCGGACGGTGACGGCTTCAACATCTACGCCAAGGCCCCCGACCCGTCGGCCGGTCCGGCCGTCGACCAGGAGCCGTCGGTCCACCTCGTCTCGGTCGACGAGGTCAGCCCCATCATCGCGCCGTAACGGCGCGGCAGTCAACAGCCCGACAAGAGGAAGGAACGTACGATGCTCAGGTTCGATGCCGACGCCTCGTCAGCCGAGCACCAGCGGGTGTTCGAGCAGGCGATGGCCCAGCTCGGTCTGGCCCCTCGCGTCCAGCAGCAGCAGCTGGTCGATCTCGCCCGCGACGCGGTGGCCCGCGACCGTGTCCAGTTCGTCCAGGCCGGTACCGGCGTGGGAAAGTCGTTCGCCGCGCTGTCCACGGCCATCGAGGCCCGGCGTGTCACCGACCGGCCCTCGGTGGTGGTGTGTCCCACCAACCGGCTGATCGACCAGTACGTGGTGAAGGACGCCCCGCGTATCGCCGCCGCCTCGGGCGCGGACATCCAGTACCTGAAGGGAAGGGGGCGGTATCTGTGCTCGGACTCCTTCGGGTTCGAGACCAGGTTCGGGCGTGAGGCGGCGAAGCGGTTCCGGGAGCTGACCGCCGACGGTGCGCTGGAGTGGGCGCAGCACCCTGGCCTGGACGAATCGTTCGGGTGCTCGGGCGACTGTGAGAACGAGGAGCATACCTGCGGGGTCCAGCTGGCCCGCAAGCGGGCGTCCACGGCGGACGTGGTGGTCACCAACGGCCACCTTCTGGTGTGGGACCAGCTGGTTCAGGGTTTCACCGCCGGGTCGTCGCGGCTGCTGCCCCACTACGGGGCGCTGTTCGTCGACGAGTGCCACGAGCTGGACGCGGTGGCCCGGGGGTGCCTGTCGGACCGTATGGGGCCCAACGCGAAGGTGTACGAGGAGGTCCCGGACCTGCGGAAGTGGGTGATGCGGCAGGTCACCGAGGCGTGCCTGTCGTCGGACCAGCGGGAGGCTGCGGTCGACCCGGACGATCCGGAGCTGCGGCAGATGCGCCAGGAGGCCGTGGCCCTGTCTCAGCAGCTCGGCCGGGAGCTGGACCAGGTGGTCGCCCTGGGCGACCCGGCGCTGAAGAAGACGCTGAAGAAGCGGATCAAGGCTCTGGACCGGTTCGTGGACTTCTCGTCGCCGTCGCCTGTCGGCGACGGCGACGGGGGCGGGGGCGACTTCGTCAGCTCCATCGTGGTGGAGCCGGACGACATGTACCCGGGCGGTCTCAAGCCGTACCTGAACCGGCTGTGCATCGACGCGTCGGGTACGGTGTGGCCGATCCTGTCGGGCCAGCCCAGCGTGCTGATCTCGGGTACGGTGCCGCCCAGCCTGGCCCGGCGGCTGACCGGTTCCCGGTCCTCGCAGACCGCGTTCCAGGACGTGGGTACGCCGTTCGATTACTCCAGGAGCGTCCTGGCGGTGTCCTCCTTCAGCCCGAAGATCCGGGACCACGAGCTTCCCCGGCTCACGGAGCTGAAGGGGGCGGTCGTGGACATGGCGTCCCGTTCTCACGACCAGGGCGGCGGGGGGACGCTGGTGCTGACCACCTCGTGGCGTGACCTGGACCTGGTCGCGGGGTTCCTGGCGGCCAACCTGCCCTCCGGCATCCCGGTGCTCACGCAGCACCGGACGGACGCGGCGGACACGGCGGAGATGCTGGCCGAGTTCGCGGCTCACGGTCACGCGGTGCTGGTCGGTACCCGGGGCCTGTGGACCGGTGTGGACGTCCCCGGTCCGGCGCTCCGCCAGGTGGTGCTGTGGAAGCTCCCCTACGGGGTTCCCACGCTGGAGACCAGGGCGGTCCAGAACCGGTTCGGGTACCAGGTGTACCTGGACGACATGATACAGCAGCTGGTCCAGGGGGTGGGTCGGCTGGTCCGTACCGTGGAGGACGACGGACGGGTGATCATCTCGGACGACAGGGCGCGGTCCATCGCCTGGAGCGCCAACCCGATGAGCGGGCACCTGGCCGACTTCTCGAAGTTTTGGCGGTAACTACGATGAGTGCGAAGAAGCGGGAGGGGCGGAAAGGCCCCTCCCGCCGCCTGGAAGAGGCGGGCCGGTCCTCGGGCCCGGAGACGGCCTCTCAGGCGGCGGAAGATACCACGGAAGCCCGGGACGGGGTATCCGGGGGCCGTAGACTGCCCCGGGCGGCCCGGGACCTGGCGGATCACGCGGTCCGCAACGGCTGGCCGGTTCGGGTGGGGTTCAGCCGGGCGGGGGAGAACGGGTCGGGTCTGGACGTGGTGATAGTGGAGACGGGGCGCAGGCTCACCCCGCCCGAGCTGGCCGAGCGCTGCCTGTCCGACGCCGACCGGTTCGTCTCCTCGGGCGACAGGTGGCTGTACCACCTGATGTGGTCCGGCCGGATCAAGCCGAAGAACAAGAGCCTGGGTCTGCGTCTGGAACCAGCCGGTTCCTGGTGCCTCACCCCCGCCAGCAGGCGCCGTTGCCGTTCGGTGCCGTCGCTGTCGGGTATCGCGGCCGTGATCGCCCAGAACCCGGCTCCTTCGGCCGGGATACGAGAGGGGAGAGTAACGAGTTGACCAGCTACTCCTGCGGCGTCTGTGGCGCCGTCGGTGAGGAAGAGGGAGGAAGGGGGAGGCGGGTGGCCCGAGCCGTGGCCACGGCCCTGCTCGTCGCCGCCGTCAGCGTCCTGGCGGGTCTGGGTGCCCTGGTGGTCACCCTGTACCTGCTGATCAGGTTTCACTGAGCCACCGCCGCCCCCGGCTGCGCAGCCGGGGGCGGCGGCTGTAGACACACAAGGAATGAGGAGGAAGCGGTGGCTATCGGTGTCGATTTCGACGGGGTTATCCACGCCTATCGGAGCGGGTGGCTCGACGGCAGCGTCTACGACGGGCCGCTCCCTGGTGCCCTGGAGGGTCTGCGGGAGCTGATGGCCTGGGAGCCGGTGTTCATCCTCACCAGCCGGGACCCCGCCCAGGTGGCCGCCGCTCTCGCCGCCTTCGCCCGGGGCGAAGGCGGCGAAGAGTTCGTGGTGAGGGTGGACGGCGAGGGTGGGGGCGGTGAGCCGGTGAAGTTCTGGAACGAGATGGGGGTGCTGCTGGTCACCAACCGCAAGCTTCCCGCCCGGGCCTACCTGGACGACCGGGCGGTCACGTTCACCAGCTGGCCCCAGGCCCTCCGGGCGCTGACCAGCACGAGCCGGTAGGAGAGGAACGAACGGTCATGTCAGTAAGCTTCGACGACGTCTACCTGGGCAAGTGGCCCCGGCTGGTGGTCGCGGGCGACCGGGTCACCCCGGAGCAGGCGGACGAGATCATCATTCGCACCACCGACCTTCACGGGCTGTGGTCCAACGACCAGGAGTGGAACCGCAGGGTCCACGGGGTCCTCGGGGTCAGGGAGGACGACCTCGACGACGCCGAGAGGGTCAACGGGGAGCTGGGCTATCTCGGTCTGAGGTACCTGGACAACCACCGGATCTCGTCCTGCTGGATCGGCGGCCCCCACGGCTGGTGCGACTGGGACGGAACGGTCGGGTGCAGCAGCTTCAACGTCGGTAAGTGGCCCGAGTGCGACGAGGTGGAGGAGGACCTGAAGCGTATCGCCGGGGCCTTCCCGTACCTGTCGATGACGGTCCAGCTGCTGCCGAACGAGGGGGCGGACGGGGAACCGGTGGCCGCTCAGTGGCGGGTGGAGTCGGGTGGAGTCGAGCGGGTGGAGGCGGGGCTGCGGCTTATCGACCTGCTGGAGCCCGAGATGTTCAAGGTGCTGTTGCGCGGTGGTGAGCGGGGGGTCGGTCTGCGGCGGCTGAGGCGGGCGGTGGCCCGGGTCCGCCAGCAGCGTCGGGGGATAGTTGCCACCCCGTAACACCCCGTGCTACACTTGTCTGTAGGACAACAACCCCCAGCCAGAAAAGGACCAGCGGATGTCGACGGAAGAGACGCGGGTCTCGGTGGTGCTGCGCGTCAGCCCCCGGGGACTGACCGAGACCGTGGCGGTGTTCACGGGCGCCGACGCGCAGGAGAACGCGCAGGGCTACGCCAGCCAGATACGCCAGCTGACGGACCTGGACGACAGCGAGGCCAGGTTCCGGGTCGAGAACCTGGTGCCGGTCCACGACGGCCCCCGCAGCCCGAACGTGGAGGAAACCTGGATCACCTCGGTCAGCCTCCACACCGGCAAGGTGCTGAAGGAAGGCAGGAAGCAGGGGGCCAGCCTGTGGACCAGCCTCAGCCTGACCGCCGACAGCTTCCCGGTCGGCCACAGCCTCACCATGATCAGGGGAAACCCGATCGGTGAGGAGCTGTACCCCTCCGAGTGGTACCGGGTGATCAAGATCCGCACCCACGCCTCCCGGCCCAACACCGCCAGGGCGTCCCAGCGGGTGGCCCAGGAGCACGAGGCGCTGGTGGGCCGGGTCCAGCGGGTCTTCCGGCGGCTGGCCGACCTGGGCCAGCCGGTTTTCAGCGCGGTCAGCCTCGACCGTCTCGCGGAGGTCGAGGCTCGCGTGGCGAGCGAGAACGGAGGGACGAAGTGACGTCGGTGGAGAAGCCGGAGTCGGTGTTCCTGGTGTGGAACACGAACCGGTACGACGGAGAGGATCCGCTGCTGCTGGCCGTGTTCACCGGCCCCACGGCAGGTGAGGACGCCGAAACCTGGCGCAACCAGTACCACCAGGCCAACCAGGTCGAGATCGAGATCGAGGAGGTCCGTCCGTACAGCGGACCGGACGTACTGGACTGGGTCAGGTTCACCACCAAGGTGACGGTCGACGCCACCGGCGAACAGCTGGAGGTGAAGGTCCGGTCCTGGGTGCGCGAGTTCCCGGTGTCGTTGGTGGACCCGCACGACGAGCTGAGGCACCGCGCGACCGTCCAGGACCTGATCAGCGTCAGCGACCGGAAGTACACGGTGCTGCTCACCAGCTCGGGTAGGGCCCCGTCGCAGTCGCTCCGGGCGGAGCACCAGGACAAGGCGACCAAGCTGATGGGGCTGGTGTTCGGCTCCGCCCCGCTGGCCTGGGAGTTCGTCCTCGCCGGTCGGCTGAACGACCCGTCGTAGCGGGAAGAGAACGGGGGCGCCCCCGGCCCGAGGCCGGGGGCGCCCCGCCGTGCGAGAGAAAGGAAACGACAGATGAGCACGCTGCCCGTTACCGTTGTGGGTGACGTGGAGCTGCCGGAGCTGCCCCCCGGGTGGTTCGTCAGCGTGGACACCGAGGGGTCCGGACTGTACCGGGACGGGGAGCCGTTCAAGAGCGGTAACAACCCTCCCCAGCCCGAGGCCAGGATCTCGGTGGTGTCGGTCAGCTACCGCGAGCCGGTTCCGGACGATGAGGGGGGGTGGGTGGAGGGCGAGATTACCGACCACGCCTGGCAGTTCGACCAGGGGCCGGTGATCGGCAAGCCGGGTCGGCCCGACATCGACCCCGAGACCGGACATGCCACCTTCGCGGTCATCGACGAGACGGAGCAGGCCCGCATCCTGGCGGCGATGTCCAAGCTGCTGGGGACCACGTTCACCCCGGCGGACGTCGTCAACCTGCCCTCCAGCGACTACGCCGCGCTGATCGGCTGGCTGGACCGGCGGGACAACCTGGTGATGCACAACAGCATCCACGACATGCCCATGTTCGCGGCGGGTCTCCGGGCGGGCGCCGGTGGCGACCCGGGCGTGCCCGAGGGATTCGCGGCGTGGGACCCGGACAGCGAGCCGGGCACCTGGCGGCTGGGCGAGCCGCAGCGGCTCCACATGATGGAGCCCAGCGGCGAGCCGCTGGCCGTCCCCGGTAACGTACGGAGGCGGATCCGGTGCACCCTGGTGGTCCAGAAGCAGCTGATCGACCCGCTGGAACCGGCCGCGCTGAAGAAGACGGCCAAGCGCCTGTGGGGCGAGGACGAGGGGTCGGAGGCCCAGGAGCTGGCCAAGGAGCTGGCCAAGGTCGGCGTGCGGATGACCAAGCGGTACGACCTGCTGATGTGGCACCCCGTGGCGGCGATGAAGCGGTACGCGGCCAAGGACACCAACCTGACCCTCCGGCTGGCCGAGTACCAGGACGCGCTGGCGGAGGAGGGGGCGGTGCTGCCGAACTTCTGGAGGCTGTACGACGACGAGATGGAACTGCGTACCACCCTGTACCGGATGGAACGCCGGGGGGTGCGGTACGACGTCGAGCCCTCGCTGGCCGAGGGGCGGAAGCTGCGGGAGCGCAACCGCGAGCTGGCGGCGAAGATGCCGTTCGATCCGTCCAAGCTGGCCCAGGCCAAGAGGTTCTTCTTCGGGCCCGGCTGCAGCCGGGCCCGGAGTCTGGCGGCCGGTGACTGGAGCGTGTTCTTCTGCGACAGGGACTGCGAGGAGTGCGGGGGTAAAAACGGGCTGGGGCTGGAGCCGCTGGACCGCACCGAGAAGACCAGGGAACCCAGGCTCGACATCGTTGAACTGAGGCGGCTGGTGGAAGACGGCGTGCCGTGGGCCAGCGAGCTGATGCGGTGGACCAAGAACCGCAACTCGGACTCGAAGTGGTACACCGGCTGGGCGATGAGGACCGGTAGGGACGGTCGCATCAGGACCCGGTACAAACAGTGCAAGGGTGACTTCGACCGTCCCTCGGACGCCGCCGGTGGCACGAAGTCGGGGCGGCTGGCGGTGGGTCGCTGGCAGTGCCAGGCGATACCTCACGGTCGGCTGATCCCGGATGGGGCCACGCCGGTCCGAGCGTTCATCGGTAACGAGCCGGGGTACTTCCACGCGGAGCACGACCTGGCCACCGGTGAGCTGCGGGTGGTGACGGTGATCGCGGGGGTCACGTCGCTGTGGGACGCGCTGGACGCCGGGCTCGACCTGCACGGGATGAACACGAAGGCGTTCTTCAAGATCGACGAGAGCCATCCGCTCTTCAAGGACTTCAGGAACGCGGCCAAGCGGGCCACCTTCGGCATCCTGTACGGCGGCGGCGTGATGGCCATCAAGGAGCAGGTGGAGGCGGCCTCTGGCCAGAAGATGTCGATGAACGAGATCAGGGAGGCCATCGCCAACTTCTTCGACACCTACCCCGAATTCAAGGTGATGGCGGAGCAGGCGGAGTGGAAGGTGACCAGGTGGCAGGGGGGTCCCGGCTACCTGACGATGCTGGACGGCTGGCGGCGGTGGTACGCGGTCAACGAGAAGACGAACAGTGCCGTCAACCAGGTCATCCAGGGCAACCTCGCCAGGGCGATGATCCCCTGGATGACTCGGGTCGAGCGGGAGCTGCCGGGATGCCTGCTGCTGCAGATCCACGACTCGCTGGTGACCCGTCACCCTGACACGCCGGAAGGCTGGGCCCAGGCCCAGCGGGTGTCCGCGATCGGCAACGAGGTGTTCGAGCGGTACTTCGGAGTGCGCGGAAGGACCATGCACTTCGGCATCGAGCCCGAGCGCTGGTCCGCCGACAAGTGAACGACGAGATAGCGGGCTGGCCGGATCATTACGTGGTCAACGGCGGCGGAGGAGGAGGAACCGCCGGTGCCACTTGTCTAGGGGGAAACCCCTGGGGTACCCTGGGGGGTAGTGGCTACCTAGAACGGAGACGTCAGATGGAAAACCGTAGGAGGGTGTACCCGGCGGACTTCTGCCGGGTGATGGACGGGGCGGTCGGGCTGGACCCGGAGTTCACCGTTCAGGAACGGGCCGAGCACTACCGCACCCGGGCCCTGTTCGACGCCATCGTGTTGGTCCAGGCCGACCGCCACGTGGCTGGGGTGCTGGACCTGCTGCTGGCCACCAACCGGGTGAGGCAGACCCGCCCGTTCCGGCTGATGGACCACATCTGGTTCGAGGAGAAGGAGTAGAGGGGATGGAGACGAAGGACGTTTTCAAGCGCGTAGTCGGCGTGTTGCTGGACGCCGGAGTGGACAGTGGGGCGGTCACCGAGGCCGCCACCGAGATGGTCCGGGCCTTCCGGGCGGGCTGGGACGCCGACACCGAGTACGAGCTGGCGCGGTACTTCCGCAGCAACCGGGCGGTGCTGGACGCCTTCGAGGCCTGCGGGGTGCGGCTCACCCCGGACCAGTACCCGAGGCTCTCCGACGCCCTGCTGGCCCTGTACCACAGGATCGACCGGGAGGCGGACCCCGGCCCCTGGCTCCTGCGGGAGGGCTGTCTGCAGGTTACCGGCGGGCCTACCGGTCGCGTCGAGTACGACATCTCGGCCCTCAGCCGCGTCAACCAGCTGATGCTGGCCAGCGCCCGGGGGGCGGTCCACGAGCTGCTGATGGAGGTCGAGCGGCTGAGGGCCAAGCTGGCCGAACGCGGCATACACGAGTAGTTGACTGTCTGTCAAGGGTCCGGTAGACTGGACCCATGACGGATGACAGCTACCCTCCAGCGGGGGACTGGCTGAGCGTGGACCCGGGAGCGGTCCACGTGGGGCTGACCTGGTGGCGCGGAGCGGAACCTACCCGCAGCCAGGAGATGGCCCCGGCCCAGTTTGTCGACTACCTGGTTGAGGCCATGACCCTGCGACAGATAGACTTCGTAGTCTACGAGGTGTTCATGCTGTACCCGGGCGCCGAGGTGAACCGGAACCAGATGGGGTCGACCTTCGAGGTGTGCGAGCTGATCGGGGTGATGCGTCACCTGTGCCGACGGGCCGGGGTGCCGTTCATCGGCTACCAGGCCAGCCACCACAAAGCGCTGTACCGGCTGGCCGAGTTCAAGCCTCCCGTCAAGCCGCTGAGGTCGTGGAAGTCGTACGGCCACGGCTCGCACTGCAAGGACTCGGAGTGTCTGGGTCTGTACCATCTCAGGCGACTGGCCCTGAAGGGCCGGGGGTACTGAACGAGAAGGAAGGAGTGGTAACGATCAACGCCGATAACGAGGAGCCGGAGCCGGTCGACTCCGACCACCCCCGGGGAAGGCAGACCAGCCGGGCGCTGGCCGAGGTCCGGACGGTGATCGGCCGGGCGGTCACCGCCAAGCGGGCCCTGCAGACCTACCCCGGCTGCCGGAGCGACCCGGACTGCGATCTGATGATCGAGGACCTGGACCGCGCGGTGGAAGCGCTGGACCGGTGGAAGCGCACCGGACGCATCCACTGACCCCTACCGGGCCCCCTCCGCCAGTCACGGCGGAGGGGGCCCGGGCGTGTGAGAGGAACAGAAAGCGGTGAGGATGAGCGAGATCCTGTCGGAAGACGACGCGAACCGGATGAACCAGGCGGTGGGGCGGTCGGAGGGGTCCAGGCCCCGGCTGTTCTACCTGGACCGCAAGGTCGACGTCAGCCGGGTCAGCGGGACCGGGCGGGTGGCGGAGGGCGTGGAGTTCACGGACGGTACAGTGGTGATGAGGTGGCTCAGCGACACTCCTACCACCGTGATGTTCGAGACCGTGGACCACGTGGTGGCCATCCACGGCCACGGGGGGTCGACCGAGCTGGTCTGGGCGCCACTTGCGCCGGGGGAAAGCCCGGTGGTATAATGGAGTAACAACGGAGAGAGGATCCGCCGCGATGACGCTGTTCGGTGGAAGGAAGCCGGGACCCGACCCCGGACCCGAGATGAGGACCGAGACCGACCCGCCACTGACCCGGCCCCGCACCGGGACCCCCCGGCCCCGGCCGACGACCAAGCCGACCCCCCGGGGCCTGCAGGTCCCGGCCGACGACGCCGAGGCGCTGGCCCTGATCGAGGGCCGCTGAACCCCCGCCCCCGGGTCCCGGGCGGGACCCGGGGGCCGTCCACAGAACGGGAAAGAGGAAAAATGTCCGGTAGGCTGATCGTCGTCAGCGACGCGATGTACGGAAGCTGCGGTAAGGGCCACGTCAGCGCCCAGCTGCTGAACCCCGACCGCGTCAGCGGCGCGACGGTGGGAGTGAGGGTCGGTGGCCCGAACGCTGGCCACATCGTCCACGGCCGGTGCCCGAAGTGGTGTGGGGCCGCGATCGGCCACGTCCCCGCCGAGGGACTGTGGGGAAGCGAGCCGGTCGACGACCACTACTTCAACGGCGAATTCATCGGCCACCCGTGGAAGCTTCGCCAGGTGCCGGTGGCGGCGGTGGCCAACGAGACGGCCCGGCTGGTGATCGCCGCCGGGAGCGAGGTCAGCATCAACACGCTGAACGAGGAGCTGGCGGCGCTGTCCAGCGCCGGGTACCGGGTCGCCGAGCGGCTGACGGTCGACAGTCAGGCCACCTGGCTGGACCACAAGCACGTCCTCCAGGAGCGGGAGCTGGGGATGACCGCCCGTCTCGGGTCCACCGCCAAGGGGATCGGAGCGGCCCGGGCCGACCGGGTGATGAGGACGGCCAAGCTGTGGGGCCAGGTGGTCCGGGGGGAGGCGGACACGGCCGGACTGATGTACGGGGCGCTGGAGGACGGAGCCACGGTGCTGATCGAGGGCACCCAGGGGTTCGGTCTGGGGCTGCACGCTGGGGAGTACCCGTACAGCACGTCGGGCGACTGCCGTGCCATCGACTTCCTGGCCCAGGCAGGACTGAGCCCCTGGCACCCCTCGGTGGGAGAGTTCGAGGTGTGGCTGGCGTGCCGGACCCGACCGATCCGGGTGGCGGGCAACAGCGGGCCGATGAAGGGGGAGACCAGCTGGGGGGAGCTGGGGCTGAAGGAGGAACGCACCACAGTTACCCAGAAGGTCCGGCGGGTCGGCGCCTGGGACTCCGAGCTGGTGAGGCGGGCGGTGCAGGCGAACGGGGGCAGCAGGGTCAACCTGGCGGTGACCATGCTGGACCAGCAGTTCCCCGAGGTCATGGGGGCCAGGGGGCTGCGGGAGCTGAGCGAAGGGGCCACCGAGTGGCTGGACGAGCGGGAGACCGAGACCGGGGCCCGGGTGCGGTTCGTCGGCACCAGCCCGGTGACCGGAGTGTTCATCTAGATCAGAGAGAGGACGCGTCACACGATGTCTCACGAAAGATGGGTGCTGAGCGGTGAGGCCCTCGCCGCGCGCGCGGCGAGGGCCGAGGGGCTGCGCGAGTGGTGGCTGAGCACGGCCACCGACGACATCGGGATGGTGGCCGTGAAGGCGGTCACCTACGGGTCGAACTCGCTGGAGCAGCTGGGCCGCAAGATCGCCCGGCTCAGCGGCCGGGAAGAGATCAGCAGCGAGGAGGCCCAGGAACTGGGCTGCTGGATCAACGCGGTCCAGAAGATGGAGAGGTGGACCGACGCGGTGATGCGCGGGGAGCGGCCGAAGGAGGACACGCTGACCGATCTGGTCGCGTACGGGATGATGAGCCGTCGGATCCGGGCGGCGGGCGGCTGGCCGGACGACGAGGGCTAGTTTCCCAGTAGGGAACTTCCGTGGTACAATGGGGGTTGTCGCGGGGGAAAGCCCCGGCGGCAGCCCCCGACCCCCGAAGGACGAGATACGATGACCGTGGAACCCGGAGTGACGGCGCTGAACTACGCGGCGCTCAGGACGGCCGCCGACCTGGCCGACCACTGGATCCAGACCGACCGGCAGGCCCGGGTGAAGGGCACCAACGGCGGCGACGGCCGGAAGGCGTGCGCAGCCCACGTCGCCAGCTACACCGCCACCCAGGCGGTGGCGCTGATGGCCGCCAGCCGGGCCAGCGGGATCCGGCTGAACGGTAGGGCGCTGACCGCCGCGCTGGCGCTGTCGGCGGTGACCCACTACGTGGCCGACCGGCGGACGCCGCTGAAGAGGCTGGCCGACCTGACCGGCAAGGGCGTGTTCGTCCGGCTCGCCGACCACGGGATGAACGGCGCGTACTGCCTGGACCAGGCGTGGCACCACACCTTCGAAGCGGTGGCCGCCGTGGTCGGCGCGGTCGGCGCCCGGACCCGCTGACCCCCCCGGCTCCCGCCGCCGAAGGCGGGAGCCCCCCTCACCCCCGCCGAAGGCGGGAGCCGAAAGGACGGTTACCGATGTTGATCTACCTGGCGCAGCCGATAGACCAGGCCGACGAGAGGTCCAAGCGGATGGCCGAGCTGGCCAGCGCCACGCTGGTCGAGGCGGGAGCCACGGTGTTCCGGCCCGCCCTGGCGTTCGACAGCGGCGGCGACCCGGCCGGTATCGGCCAGGCCATCAACCGGCTGGCGCTGCGGGAGGCCGACGGAGTGATGGCGGTGCTGAAGCATGGCGTGCCCAGCATCGGCGTGCCGATCGAGATCCAGTGGGCCGTGGACAACGGTAAGCCGGTGGCGCTGGCCACCGACCTGGAAGTCAGCATGCTGATCGACAACTGGAAGATGAACGACAACTTCCGCGAGGTGCCGCTGGACGGCCCCGGGGTGCGGTCGGGAGCGCAGTGGCTGCGCGACACGGTGCGGGAGCTGGCCGAGCCCGCGCCCCGCAGGGGCTCGACGGCGGCCGACCGGGGAACCGCGTTCGCCAGGGCGCTGAAGGAAGCGGTCGAGCCCGCGCGCGGGGGCGCTATCGTGTTCGAGAAGAAGGCGGAGAACGCCCGGCTGCCCGAGAGGGCCTACGAGACCGACGCGGGCTTCGACCTGTTCACGTCGAAGGACACGTGGCTGCCCCCCGGCAAGACCACCTACGTCAACTGCGGGGTGGCGGTGGACATCCCCGACGGGTACTGGGGGCTGGTGACCGGCCGCAGCTCCACCAAGTTCAAGCTCGGGCTGGACGTGACGCCGGGAGTGATCGACGAAGGATACAGCGGCGAGCTGTTCGCCAGCGTCCACAACCCCACCAAGACGGGCGTCATGGTGAAGGAGGGCGACCGGCTGGTGCAGCTGGTGCTGCTGCCCGCCGTGGGGGCGGGGAAGGCGGCGTGGGGCCGGGTGCGGCCCAAGCCGCGCGGTAGCAACGGCTTCGGATCCAGCGGCCGGAACTGAGAAGGACGACGGCCCCGGGGGAGAACCCCGGGGCCGTCGGCGTAGCCAGGAGAGAGAAGAGAAGAGGGAAACTGTGATATCCAGGTACCAGACGTCCGAGATGGAAGAGCTGTGGTCGACCCGAGCCCAGTACCGGCTGTGGGCGAGGGTGGAGACGGCGGCGGCCCAGGCCCAGGGGCTGGACGAGAAGGCGCTGGAAGTGATGAGAACGGCGGCGGTGCCGACCGAGCGGGAGGTGGCCGACGAGGAGGCCCGGACCCGTCACGACGTGGTGGCGTTCCTGAACTGCTGGCGCAGGAACATCGCCCTCGCGGCCGAAGGCCGCGCGGGGGGAGGCCGCGCGGGGGGAGGCCGCGCGGGGGCGCTGGCGCTGGCGGCGGTGCACCGGGGGATGACCTCAAGCGACCTGGTGGACAGCGCCAACGCGATAAGGTGGCGGCTGGCGGGGAAGCTGGTGACCCGGGCGGCGTGGGAGCTGACGGGGGAGCTGGCCAGGGCGGCGATGAAGAACCGCGAGACCCGGCGGGTGGCCCGGACCCACGGCCAGTGGGCGGAGGAGTCGACGCTGGGCCACTGGCTGGCGGACAAGGCGCTGATGGCCGAGAGGGCGACCCAGCGCCTTGCACGGGCGACAAGGGAAGTGGGGAGGGTGAAGCTCAGCGGACCGGTGGGAGACTACAAGAGAATAAGCCGGGGGGAAGAGCTGGAATTCGCCAAGCTGCTGGGGATGAGGGCGGCGGACAGCAGCCTGCAGGTGGTGAGCCGGGACCTGGTGGCCGAGATGGTGTGGGGCTGCGAGGGCGTGGCGGCGGCAGCGGCAGCGGTGGCCAACGAGGTGAGGCTGGGAGCCCAGAGCGGCATCGACGAAATAAGGGAAAACTTCGACCAGTGCAGTCAATGGGGCTCAAGCTCGATGCCCCATAAGTCAAACCCTGTAACCGCAGAGCAAATGATAGGGCTGTATAACATAGTAAAGGGAATGGGGTCAACTGTGCAAAGTGGGGTGGTGTTGTGGGGTGAACGGGACATAAGCCACAGCTCGGTGGAGCGAGTGGTGGTGCCGACCGCAACAACCCTGGCACAGTGGGCCGCCATCAAGTGTACCAACCTGATACGGCAGATGGGAATAGACAAGGAGGCGATGGAGCGGAACCTGGAGACGGCCAGGAACCGAGCCGAAGCTGCGGCGGCGCTGACCTGGCTGCAGGACCAGGGGGTCGAGACCGAGACCGCGTGGCGGCTGGTGAGGCGAGCGGTGGCCGCAGCCGAGGAAACGGGCGAGGGTCTGAAGTGGACGCTGCCACGAACCGCCCGGAGCGCCGAGTTCAGCGGGGTCGGGTCGCTGGAACGGCCCAACTGGGCCCGGATGACGCTTCAGCTGAAGCCGCGAACCGGCCACCTGTGGCTGCAGATAGAGTCTCTGGAGTACCGGACCAGGACGCCGCTGTCCTGGGATACCCCGTCGTGACACAGGACGGGGTCTTCCTCAACCGTACAGGGGGTCTCCGGCGCTCAGTACCGGGGCGGCTCTCTCAGGCGGCGGAAGACCCCGTCCCGGCCCTCGGGTCCGTGTCTGCCGTCAACCGGGCCTGCGGCGCTTTCCCGAGCCCGTGGCCCGGGCGCGGAGGACCCGCCTTGAAGCCATTTTCCCGGCGGGAAACCGTTGTGCTAGAATGGCGGTACCAGAGACACAGGAGGACCCCCGTGAAGTTCACCAAGGGTGACAAAGCTCACATCGATGAGGGCCGGTTGTCGGGCGTGGTCGAGTCCGACACTGACCTTGGCGTCGAGATCATCCTCGACGACGAGTCAGCGAAGCGTAACGCGCCGTTCGCCCGACGTGACATCTGGCACCCGTCCAGCGTCACCAAGGTCGACTGACTCCATCACCACTCGAAGTAAGGAGACTACGCCGCGTGAAGACTGAGTTCAAGAAGGGCGAGACCGTCAGCTTCTCCTACCACGGACGGTCACTGATCGGTTTCGTGTCGCAGTCGGACAGCTGGCTGACGACGGTTCTCGTCGAAGCGACGGACAAGTCGAGGTCGGCTTTCGCCAGGTACCTGGTGCCTACGGAGCTGCTCGGCGACGTCGAGAGCGCCTCTCAGGTCAGCAACCCGGACCACCACCACGTCGGGTGGGCCAGCCTCAGCTGGTCGTTCTGGGTGCCCTCGAACGTTCAGGTCGAGTCGGCCCCCTGATTGCGCGGGGGGAAACCCCCGTGGTAGGGTGGAATCACAACGGGGCGCCGCTACCGGCGGCGCCCCTCCAGCCCGGAGGTAACAGTGACCGACAGCCCGAAGCGTCAGATGCGCATCGCCGTCTCCGGCGGGACCGCCGAGACGCTCCTCACCCTCGCCGACGAGATGGGAATGGACCCCACCGAGTTCGTGCGACACACCATCGAAGTCCTCTTCGGTCACCGCGCCAGCAAGCCCGGGCACAGCGCCCGGGACATCAAGGCGGTGGTCCACGACCCTTCGATCAACGTCGGTGACCTGGTGTTCATCAACGACGGCGACGCCGAGATCGGCAAGGTGGTCAACGTCCGTCACAGCGAGATCGGTCTGCCGGTACTCGACGTGACCACCTGGTGGTCGGAGGCCCCGTGGGGCACCGCCTACGACGACGAGGACGTCCTGACCTTCGACGCTGGGTCGCTCGTCCGGCTGTCGGACGGGGACGCGGTCCGGTGGGAAAACCGCGACCAGGACAACGACGAGCTGCTGGACGAACTGGTGGCCGAGCTGCGCGACCAGTACAACGTCCACCCCGCGTAGCGCCGATGGAACTCACCGAGGCCGTGGCCCTGGTCGCCGCCGACCAGCGCGAGTCGTGGCCGGACACCACCACCGCCGAGGCGGTGGCCTACGCCCGCAGCGTGCTGGTGTTCCCCGACAGCCCGCCGGTGGCGGGCGCGGTGGCTCTGGACGGCGACCCGGGCCAGCCCTTGTTCGACGCGTATTTCGCGGTCCTGTCGGCCACCGACGCCGAGCTGGACGCGGCGTTGTCGCGTTGAGCGGGACTTGTCCCCCGGGAAACACCCGTGGTATACTGGTAGTATAACGGCGGGGGCGCAGCGCTCCCGCCCCGACCCTACCCGGAGGTTCTGATGGGCCGCAAGATCGTCAACGAGGGCAACAACGGGTTCCACGTCGTCACCGTCGTCACCGACGGCTACGGCAACCTGATCGCCGAGGACGCCCACGGCTCCCAGATCGCCCAGGTCCCGGCGAACCGCGAGTACTCCGACCGGGACGTGAGCACGGAGGCTGCGGAGGTCGTCCGCAAGGCCTTCGTCGAGTTCGCGCACCGCGAAGCGGCCGACAACGCCTGACCCGCGCCCCGGCGGCGGCCCCGGACCGGGGCCGCCGCCGCTACCTATGAAAGGAGCGGCTGACGCCGTGAACAACACGCCTCCGCCCCGTGACGACGATGGCGGCAAGAGCCGCATCCGCGAGAACCTCGCGCGACGCGACAGTGAACTGCGCGAGTGGACCAAGAAGGAGCTGCCGCTGCTCCCCGACGGGTTCGAAGGTAATGACGTCGAATGGTGACGCGCCGGATCTTCCTCACGGACATCAGCAAGGTCAGGCCGGGTGACGTGTTCGTCGCGGCGCCCGAGCTGGGTCAGGTGGTCTCCAACCACGAGGTCGCCGCCGACTACGGCGACCACGGGGTCGGACCGGCCCGCATGATCTTCACCGCCGACGCCGACCCCGACATCTGGGCCGCGCCCCAGGTGGTCGAGGTCTACCGCTCGTCCTGACCAGGAGGACCCGCGCGCTATCCGTCAATCTAGAAGGAGCTACGCCCCATGAGTGACCCCAAGGTGCTGGCCGAGGTTACCGGCGAGCTGGCCGCCCGGCTGCTGAGGGCGTCCGAGAACTTCGGCCTTGAGATCGACCAGGTGATGCGTCTGTGTCTGAACGCGGGACTGGGGGCCCTTGAGGACCTGGCTGCCGCCGGTATCGACCTTGAAGTCGCGACCGACAACACCGACATCAGCGCCCGGCTGGTAGGGGGAATCAAGGTCGGCGGCCTGGCCGTCGACGGTCGCACCGGCAACCTGTTCGAGGTGGAAGGCCGCGACCCCTGTAAGCCCGGAAGGTTTCATCACCCGGGCTGCGTACATCAAGGCGCCCGAATCGGAGGCGGCCTACCGGATTTCTCGACCGGCTGACGTCCTGAGGGGCGTCGACCTCACCACCTACTGACCCTGACGCGAACATGACAGCTACGCCCCGTGATCACAGGTCACGGGGCGTAGCTGTATGTGACGTGCGTCACATCACGTCGCCGGGTTGCGCGGAGGGAAACACACGTGTTACGCTGGTAACAGAACGGCGGGGGGCTGGCCCTCGCCGTACGGCAACCGGAGGCAACCGTGACCAACCCCCGTCTGCTCGCCGACGCGGCCTGGCGCCAGGCGTCGCGCCACGTCGCGGCGGCGCTCTCGCTCGCCGAGAAGGACGACAACGAGGCCGCTGACCGCCGTTGGGCGGCAGCCAGCCGGTCCGTGGCCCGGGCGCAGCGGTGCGAGGAGCGGGCCGCCCGCTCCGGGTTGCGCTGAGGGAAACGACCGTGGTATCCTGGTAACAGAACGGCGGCGGGGGCCCACCCCGCCGCCCCGGACCCCCAGGAGGACACGGTGGCGACGCTGGCGAACGACGAGGACAGCCGCGAGGCCTGGCGCGAGCAGGCCGGTTGGGAGCAGCCCGACGACGCGGCCGACGCGACCGAGCAGCTGCGGCGGGACAGCTACGAGCTGTGACCGTCCGCGCAGCCCCCGGACCGCGTCGGCGAGGGGGTTGCGCAGACAGCAAGCCGTGTGGTACGATGGAATCACAACGGGGCGGGATCGCCGCCCCGGACCCGCCGCCCGCCGGGCGGCCGACACCAAGGAGACCGTGATGAACGCCAAGACCGCCAAGACCGCCAAGACCGCCCCCGCCGCCGCCGACCTGGCGCTGAACACCGCCCCCGCCGCCGACCTGGCCCAGCTGGCCGCCGACGCGCTGGCCGCGATCCAGGCCAACACCCTCGCGGCCCGACGGGCCGAGCGGCAGGCGGCCACCGCCCGGCGCCAGGTGCACGCCTGCCGCTGCGCGGCGTTCCTGGCGGGCAGCGGCGAGGAGACGGGTTGCGTCTCCGACACCAAGCGCGTCTTCGCCCCTGGGCACGATGCGAAGCTGAAGGGGCTGCTGATCCGCGCTGGGGTGGCCGGTGAGCTGGTGACCGACGCCGAGACCGGCCGGACGCTGCCCGCGCTGGAGGTCGCCGAGCTGTTCGGTTTCGGCGACCTGGTCGCCGACGGCATCCGCAAGGCGGCCGACCGCGTCACCGGCAAGAAGAAGGTCGCGACCAAGGCGGTTCCGGTCGCCCCGGTCGTCGCCGAGGCCCCGGCGGCCGACCCGGGCGACGACCTGGCGGAGGCCCGGACGGAGCTGCCCGACGCCGATCTGGCCGCGATCGTCGCGGCCGAAGAGGACCTGTTCGCGACGATGCTGGCCGAGGCGCAGGCCGAGACGGCCAACGAGCGGCGCGCCCAGCAGGCCGAGAGCGACGCGGCGTTCGCCGCCGCCGACCCGGCCGAGGCGGCCAAGCCCGCGCCCAAGAAGCGCGCGCCGCGTCGCACCCGCAAGATGACCGAGCAGCCCGCGAGCTGACCGCCCCCCCCGGGGGCTCACCCTGGCCGGTGAGCCCCCGGGGGGTTGCGTGCAAGGAAACACCTGTGGTATGATGGTATCAGAACGGCGGGGACAAGCCCCGCCGCGAACCCAAGGAGCGCGTCGTGGCCGAGCAGCCCAAGATCCGGATCGCCGTTCAGATGGTCGTCGAGGTCTACGCCGAGGCGTGGGAGCACCTCTACGACGGACAGCACCCGCTGACCCCCGCCACGGCCCTCGGGCACATCAAGCAGATGTTCGAGGCCGACGAGAAGGGCACCGGGGTGACCGAGGTGGCCAACCTGGTCGCCACCGACCTGGGCACGGGCGAGAGGCTGATCTGACCCTAACCGCGCCCCGGGGGCTGGCCCCCGGGGCGTGCCGGGGGGGTTGCGCGGGGGGAAACCCCCGTGATACGATGGAATCACAACGCGGGGGCGGGTCCGCCGCCCCCGCTCTCACCCGAGGAGCCCAGGATGACCATCGCCGCGTGCGAGAACCCGTGGCGGGGTGGCTGCCAGCAGGTGGCCACCCGCATCGGCCTGCTGCAGGTCGCCAACCCGTCGGCCTGTAACCCGGACGGGGTGCAGCGCGAGGTGCTGGTGTGCGAGCAGCACGCCGACACGTGGCACGCCCTGTGGGGCACCTGGCCGGTCCCGGCCGACCACACCCCCGCCCCGCCCGCCCGGACCCAGGTGATGCGACGTCACTGGCACGTCGGCCACAACCTGGTCGGCCAGGAGCCCGAGCCCGGCCGGGAGAAGCGGGTCGCCACCGCGCTGGACGTGGTGGTACAGCTGGGGACCGAGCTGACCGAGGAGGCTCGTCGGCTCGCCGGGCGCGGCTACGGCCACCGGGACCGCGCCAGCCGCGCCCGGGCGTTCGCGGACCAGCTGGAGCAGCTGCTGAGGTTCTTCGACGAGGACGGCACGCCCGACGTCGCCGACGCGAGCGACACGAGCGCCACCACCCGGCTGCTGGTGGCGCTGGACGGGGAGCTGTCTTTCCGGGTCGGCAACCAGGTCTTCTGGGCTCGCAGCTGCGTCGGCTGACCGCCCGGCGCAACCCCCCCGCCCTAGCCGGGCGGGGGGGTTGCGCGCAAGGAAACACCCGTGGTGTAATAGATACAGAACGGCGGGGGCACCCGGCCCCCGCCCGCACCAAAGGAGACCAAGATGCCGGAGACCACCGAGCTGCTGACGGCGCTGGCGCGGGCGATCGGGGAGCGCAAGCCGATCCGGATCGGGTACCGCAAGAGCGGCTCCGACGTCGTGAAGCTGCGCACCGTGGAGCCCACCGACCTGTGGGTCAGCGGCGACGGCCACTACCTGGTGACCGGCTGGTGCCGGACCCGGCAGGAGGAGCTGTCGTTCCGTCTGGACCGGATCGTTTTCTTCACGGTGATGCGCAAGGGCCGTCCGCGCTTCACCAAGCCGCACCTGGCCTACCTCGCCGAGAAGGAGACGGCCAAGCTGCTGGCGTTGCTGGAGGAGCCCGCGACGGTTCCCGCGACCAGCGGTGAATACGCGGAGCACGGTGACTGGCTGGCCGGTAAGGCGGACCACGCGGAGGCGCGCGGCGACGTCGCCGAGGCGCAACGCCTGTGGGACCTGGCGTGCGTCGCCTGGGACCTGGCCCTGGTCGGCTGAGCTGGCCCCCCCCCCCGCTACGCCCTATCCGGGCGTAGCGGGGGGTTGCGTGCAAGGAAACACCTGTGGTATGATGGTATCAGAACGGCGGGGGCACCCGGCCCCCGCCGCAACGCCCAGGAAGACGAGATGACCCACCACCAGTACGGTGACCCGTGCAAGACCTGCGGCGAGCCCGCGTACGACTACAACGTCGCGAAATGCAGCCGGTGCCGGTCGCGTCAGCTGGCCGCCAACGAAGGCGTGGACGCGGTTTCCGACCTGCTGTTCCCGGGCGCTCGGCGGGTTCTGCGGGCGCTGCGCGAGGGCCGCGAGGCGAACGAGAGCTGACCGGCCAGCGCCCCGCTACGCCCTATCCGGGCGTAGCGGGGCGTCCTGGGTACCGGACCCGCCCCGAGAGGCGACGGGAGGCCCCACCGAAGGCCGGGAGGACCCGCCCGGACGCCACCGGGAGGACCCGCCCGGACGCCACCGGGGGCGGGAGGACCCGCCTGGTATCCGTTGCCCCCCTCGCTGCTCCCAACCGGGTTGCGAGAGGGGCAACCCGTGTGATAAGATGTAATCACAACAACGGGGGGCGGGCCCCCGAGGAAGGGGCCAGCCGCCGTGCCGAACACAGCGCCTCGCTGCGCCCAGCCACCCCCGGTCACCCGGCGCGACCGGACCGTGCTACCGGACCGGTCGCGGCCTCCGGCAACAAAGACCGGCGCCTGCGGCCAGCTTCGGTGCCTCAGCGGCGGGACGCCCTCGGTCGCGTCGGCGACCTTGACAGCGGCGGCTTGATGTGCTAAACGCAGCTGGTTGACGGTTCACGCGAATTTTGTCAAGATACTTGACAGCGGCCAACGTGAAGTGCTAAAAGCTCCCCCGGAAAATTTGTGACAGCCCGTGACCGCCCGGTCACGTCGGGTGAACGGAGGCGGCGGCCCCCGCCCGGTCACGTCGGGTGACCGGGCGGGGGCGGGGTGTCACGCGGCGTGACGGGCGGCGCGGGTGGCGCGGTCGGCCGGGCCCCAGGTCCCGGCGGCGGTCCGCCGGGCGCG